TTTATTTCTTCCAATACATCCATCTTATTTAGGACAAGTTTGTTGATGCCATTTATACGTGCAGCCATTTTTAACAAATCATAGTCCATCCAGTTGATTTGTCTCGGGCGCCCCGTTGTTGATCCGTATTCTTGCCCTATTTCTCGTATCAAATCAAATACGTCATCCTCGGTACCTTGAAAGTTCTTAGCGCCAACATAAGTTTCGTATATTTTCGCCACCCCCCACACATCTCTCACACATTTTGGAGGAACTCCGTTTAACAATGCTGACCCAACAGTGCAATGAGAAGAAGTCACAAAAGGATAATCGCCCCAGTCTACGTCTAGGCCAAAACCTTGCGCTCCCTCGAATAAGATCTGAATGTCGTCGTGATTCTCATTTTCATATAGTTCTTCATACATGTCTATAATGTAGGGTTGAAATCGAGGGTCTTCTTCAGCCCTCACCCCTCTTCTGTCATACTTGTCTCGATAGGCCGGCCCGTTTCCCTGCTTGGTGGTGCCAATACTATCATCCTTTTTATCTTGAGATTTGTGAAAGTCCGTAATTATATGAGCATTTCGCGCGACTTTAACCATCTTTTCCGCTGGGACGCCTCTTTCTTCTAATTCTCTTATTTCTTTAAAAAAAGTATCTGGATGGATGACACATCCGGGACCTATGACGGAAGTGATGCCAAAAAACACACCACATGGTATATGGTGCGTAACAAATTTTTCTCCATGGTGATATATGGTGTGCCCAGCATTGCACCCACCATTATATCTTATTACATGTGTATAATCGTTCTTTTTACATAAATCGTGAGCAATTTTACCTTTACCACAATCTCCATACTGGAGGTCTACAACAACATCTGCGATCATTTGAATTATCCTTTCAAAGTTGAATCTTATTATACCATTTAACTCAAATTTTTATACCTTGGATTGCTTAATATTTCTCTTTTAGCTTTTTGTGGATTTTTGGCTATTAATAAGATATCCTTTCTTATTCTTTTGTTTTCAAGTGTTAAAAGTAAATTAATGGAAATCAACACAGACAGGAAGGCTAGAGAAATAAGCGTTTCGCCTAATCCCATGGTGCACCCTCCTCCTCATTTAATAGCTTTTCTACTGTGGATTGTGGATGATTTTCAAATTTTAAATATTCTTTGTCGATTATACGATTTAGATAAAAGCTTATTTGTTCTTTTAAATTTCCTTTTTGGCCCGCATAATTTTTGATATTAGAAAATATATTTTTTTTGAAATATTTATCAACTTGTTCGTCTATGAAGTCCTCTTCCTTTGGTTCATTAAATAAATCCATAATTTCTCTCCTTGTATGTTCTTTGATGTCCATATAACTGGGTTCTTTCTGTCCCGTCGCCCAAACGCGGGACTTATCTTGGATGACTCCATCGAAAACGCTGGCGTCCAAACACCAAAGTAAAAACTTTTCGCTAAATATTTGTCGGTTTTCCATCTCAAGGGTTGTTGGATTTACAACGTGCTTATCCCTCCATATTAGTCGACCCAGTTGCTTCACAATCGGATGCCCAGACTGTTGAGAATAAGTATCGTTATCGGCACTCATCATTTTCTTTAAAATACTATACTTATACTTCTCTTCTACAGAGGGGTTTAAAATTAAATTCTTTTTTGTATTAAGTCCCGGTGGATCTAATTTATCTGATAGTATACCTTCCACTACGCTGGACGCGATGCCGCGGGAATTAGCCACATAAGAATCCAATGCGTAAGATCCTGCTAATATTTCCCCTTTTAAGGTTCGTGTAAAATGAAATATTCTTACAAGCGTATCCCTGTCAGCATCTTTATTGTGTAGTAAGTAATTCTGTAATAATTCTCGAAAAAGAGCAGGGGTCTTGCCTTTGGCTGCCAAGCTGGTATCATAAGGGACATTTTCTTTAGGTTTCACCAAAGCATCTACCACCTGATCATTCAATACGAAGTTTACAATTTCTCTACTTAATGATTCTTTATCGGAATATTTTACAATAGAACTCATGTATCCAAGTTTGTTTTCATCTATATTTTGCTTGAGTTTATCTCGAAACTTTTCCCAAACTAATGGACCCATTCTTCGACCTGAGGGTCTGCGCTCTTCAAACTCTGAATAAGTCTCAGTAAAAAAAGCTTCTACTTCTCCGCCAAGGGCGCCTATTTCGAGATCTGTTTCTACAACTTTTAGTACCTGCTCTTCGCTCAAAAATCTATTATCAGATAGGGCCCGAATCATGATTCGGGCACCGACGTCATTTACGACCCAGAGTTTATCTAAAAATTCAGGAGAATTGATCCCATCAACAAAATAATCTATAACTCGATCGTTTTTGGTAGTTTTGGCTAGATCACCAATCATCCGAATAGAGGAATCACCAGATTCAACCATTCCTATAATTTCTTCTTCTGATAAAATATCCCAGTAATCTCTGCTATCTTGGTATGGCAAATCAGTACTTTTTAACCACTGTTTTATCATAGGTCTATATTTCTCTGCGGGGGTCGCATTTCCTTTTCCTTTTATTTGCTGAATGGTTCCCGGGGCATCTGGACCTAATGTAAACTTTTCCCCCGCCTTTACTTCGATTGTTGCGTGCGGGCGGTTTTTCACGTCTCTTAGAGAATAAATCTCTTTAACCCCAGCAGACACAGGGTCACAATAAGTGCCAACACAGTGTCCCATAAACTCCCCCTCAACTTCTAAATCTTCTGGTGGGACTTGGACTATGGTGAATCCATTCTCGAACCTATAGACCACCTTCTTCGTTTCATATTCTCCGGTGGCCTCAACACCCTTAAGTGTTTCGTGCCACTCTTCTGCCCTTTCAAACATTTGCGGGAAGGACAAGTCCCACAACTCTTTTGGCAAGTCTTCGGCGCCGTTTAAATAATCAACAATGTATCGTATATCATTATTGTATCCTTCGAGATTTACAAACTGCGTATTGAAGACCCTACTTCTATTGTCGCCTTCAACCTCTTCATACCATATCGTATTCCCAAGCCACTTAGCAAACATTTTGCGCCCATCTCTTGGGAAGTGATCATCTGTGAGGCCATGAACCCAATCGACGAGTGTGGTGGGGAAAGCGCCGATGGTTCGGGAGGTTTGCTGCTCCAGATCCTGAAGTCTCAAAAAATAATCCCTTATTTCCTCATCGGGATCTCTCGGGATCTCTTTTTTCATCAAATCGATATTAATCTTACGAAGTATTTTGGCATCACGCTCAGCTTCCAACAAATGGAGTTCTAACTCTTTGTCTATCTCCTCCTTGGTATACCCACCAGCATATGCGGCTGCTGCTTGGGAGGAAGCCTTCTTCTTAGAATCCTTTCCAGTATAACATTTACCAGAAGAACCCCACTTTCTACCGGTTTTGCCTTTTATTTTACACCTTATTATTGGCATCGTCGCTTTGGTCTCCATATTTCTTGACTAGACCTTCTTTTAATAATAAATTGTTAATATTTCTGTTATTAACATATATTTCCCCCAAGCACCTTCCAAATTTCCCAAATCCATGAGAAATTAGCTTAAATTTGCCTTTTTTTTTACTTAAAAGCTCCTTTAAGCGCTTTTTCGCGAGCTTACCTAGAGTCTTTTCGTTGTTATTCTTGCTTCTTATTTCTGGAGCATCTATTTTCCACAGCCTTATCCTTTCTCTGATGGAGACTTTAAACCCCAAGTCAATGATGGCATCTACGGTATCGCCGTCTATTACTTTTACTAAAGTTGCATTATATTTATACATTTTTAATAAAACTTCTCCATTTTGAATCAAAACGGGACTCTTTATCCTCAGTTATACTTAAAGACATCTTTTTATCATAGGAAAATACCTTTAGGGAAGATAATTTTTCTAATTCTCCGCTATTTCTCAACATTTTGAATGCCAAATTCTCAGAAGAATAGACCCCTTCCCTACTTAGGCCCGATTGGCGCATTCTTTTTATTTTTTCTTTTACTTTTGATGCATAGGAGTATGCTTCCTCAAACTTTTTTTCTGAAAAAAGGTCCGAGACGTGTTTTATATTGTTTTGTATGGCATCAGCCTTTTTTTCCGCGGTGCGGAGATCGATGTTAACCCTCATTTTACTCGGCTCTTCTATCCATTGGCCGTTTAGAATGGAATATACTCCCAGTGATTCGTGCCTCTCGTTTATATCTTGAAAATATAGCTCGACTTCATGACCTTCTATAACAATATCGTGAACTTTGTTCCAATTTATTCTAGATTGGTCTAACATTTTTTTAACTAACTTAAGATTTTCATCAATTTCGGAAAAATCAATAATAATGTGCAGATCTATGTCAGACAGCGTGTGCCAATTATGTGATGCGAGAGAGCCAGTGAATGTAACATCTTTAATTTTAGCTTGAATGTTCATGGAGTCGATAATATCTTGGGCGATCATTAGAAGTTGTTTTAATACTCTAGGATTTAGTTCTCTATTCTGCCAAAAAGCAGGTTCAAGATCATCTTTTGGCCTTAGGGCTTCGAAATCAAATTTTCCTTCTTTTAAAAACTTTTTCCACTTTGCAGCAACAGTATTCATTTTCTGATACGCTCCAATACTTCGATAGCTATTTTTTGAAAATTATCTCTGGAGTTCAACTGCTCAGCACTAAAGAACTTGTATTCTTTGTGTTCATGGCTTAATGATATTATTTGATTTCTAAGTTCAGCAAAATAGAATATCTTGTTTCCCTGCTTTTTATAGTAGGTTGGCTCGAAGTTTATTATTTCTGTTTCTTCTTTCACTTCTCTCATTAGCCCTTCTATATGTTTTTCACCCTTTCTTAAGTGTCCGCCTGGCAGGTCCCACTCATTAGGATGTTTTTCTAGGTTCTCATTTCTTTTCAACATCAATATTTCCCTCTTATTGTTAAAAAAAACTATCTTAACTATCTTATCTATATCGTTTGGAACTATTGTTACATTAATGTTCATATTAAATATCTATAATTATAACCTTGCCACCCTCTTTTTCTTCGTCTTCCTCATCGTCTTCCTCTTCTGGAAGAGGAATTTCTATGTGTAAAGGTTCGGGCTTCCACTCTGGTCTTTTTGTATTTTTCTTAAGTATTTTAAGGTTTAATAAGTCGATAATCCACTTCATACAGTAAATAGATTCTAATTATCGATATTGTCGGTTATAAATTTGCCCATTGAATATACTTGTACAAAGGGACCCTCGTCGATGGGGAAGGATTCTAATAATTTCATGGCGTTTTCACAAGAATTTAGTTTGATTATAAGCACCTTGTTATCATACAGAACAACTTTATTTAAATTTAAACCCTTTTTTTCCAATAAATCAAAATGGGTTAATGCATCCCATATAATTAAAAGATGATCCTCGTGGTGGAAAGATTCAACCCATATATCAATCATATCTTTAAGCGATACCGTGTAACATTTGTGAAGTATTTTTTTTATTTCATTCATTTTGAGTGCCTATCTGCAACTGTCTGTGATGCCCACGCGTCGGGTTTTAATTTACATTCAATGCCGTATCCTGCAACATATCCTTTTAGCATGCTGGAAAATTTAGAAGTTTCATTGTTTAGGTGAAACGGTGACACATCAAGGTGCAATTCGATATCATCGATGTTTATATTGTGTTTGTTTATAAGAATTTCTGCTATTTCTACCGAGCGGCGCGCCTCTTCGATGATCCTATATCCTAGATTTTTAAAGTTTCGAGCCTTCTTTTTTTCTCTGAAAAAGAAATATCTACTAGGGTTTTCTCCCCCGTGAAGACAAATCGCAGAAGCAAATATGACATTTTGCTTGGACACAAAAGAATCTGTTCCAACAAATACTTTTGAGTTTGAGCTTGAATACTTTTGAATAATTTTTATTAATTTCGTAAAAGAAATTTTATCACCGGAACCGGATTGCCACAATAAGGATGTTGAGTGGTTCATACAACCCCATTATATCATGTAGGTTTGTTATTTCTCAGTATTAAAACAATTTCTCTTTGTAATTCTGGAAGCTGTTGTATTAATTCAAGCATCTCTCTGAAGGAATTCAGCCCCTTGTCTGTTGAACAGAGGCCTTTTGCCAAAGAAATAGCTGATTTGTTTGTCTGATCGCGATCGTAATGTTGCAAAAAGGAGCGAAATTCAGAAGATATATCCTCATCGGTTTCCAGCTGCTCATCTCCGTTATCATAATATTGCATAGGAGAATATCCTAATCCCGAATTCTCATTCAGCACCTCTTTTACTAGCTTTTTTAATTCTTTTCTATTCACTTCATTCACCTTGTTGGAAGAATTCTCTAACACAGTAAATATCATCTGCCTGTGATAAAGGAAAAGAAATTTCGTGAAAAAATCTGCGAAATCTTTTATTTGATTGCCTCTGACAACTTTTTCTAAATTAGTCAAGAAATGACTCCTCATTCGCTCCCTCTCGCCTATATTGGTTTCACTCAACCCGCCAATAAAGAATTCTGTTCCTGTTTTAACAAGTAAATTTACTTTATTATTTTTGTCTTCTTCGTGCACAGCTTCTATTTTTTTCTCAATAACATCCAGAATATACACTTTCATATGTTTCACGAAGAGATTCCTTTCCTTTATAGCTTGATTATCTTTGGTTAGAGTTCCCTTGTATCCATTAAACATGCGTGTCAGTTCAGCAAAGCGATCCGATGGAAAATCATCTGGACTTCCACGAAAAGATTCATAAATTCCTTTTAAATTTTCCGTGACATCTGCCTTGGCTTTATCCGTACTGGCCCAACCTTGAAGCTGTTCAAGAGCAGGTTTAAATTTTTCTTGATTGTATTTGCTCCATCCGTACCAGCCCGACAGCCCAACTGGAGTAGCCCCTAAGAATTTAGAGCCCCAATATTGTATTTCTGGACTTGCCCTAGCTAGCATTTTTAACAATTCATTCGGCCATGTTACCAAACCACGTATCATGGCGTGTATACCAGTCGCCGGTGACATCGGCTGTCCGCCGACTGCCTTATGAAGATTTAATATATCTTGTTTGGAATTTAAACCTCGCTCAATTGCTTTGGCACCCGTAACAGTATTGTCGATAGTGGTTGCTTCTGCTTTCAAGAGAAGAGACAAAGCATGCGCTGTTTCTTCGGATGCAACTATATATTTTTGATATACTTTACTTGAGTCGTTGACTTTATCTCTCAAATCCCTCAATGCTTCATACGCGATTCTAACATCATCAGACATTCCCTCAATTTTCGGCGCCGTGTCGACTAGCACATTTAATTCTTCTATTAGTTTTTTTAAGTCTTTTGGGTTCAACGCGTTGACGAGGCGACCCAGCTCCGTTGGCGATTTAGCTTTTTCCAAGATCCTCTCTATTGTCATCCCCTCTCCCATGTGAGCGACTAATAAATTTTGCAAGTTTGTGTGGAACGCCCCAATGCGATTCCAGTAAAGTGTACCACCGCTTGTTGTTTCAACTCGCTTCAACAATATGGAAAGTTCGGCGAGGTGCACCATAATTTTCTGATTTCTTGCAGCCAACGCGTCGAGGACTACATGAAGATGTTCAAATACCTGCAACAACCTTTTAGCATTAGCAAAATTCATGAGCTGTCTAAACGTGGCACTGTCATTCAACAGATTGCTTGCGTTTTTTGATTTTAGCACCATAGTCAATAAGTCTTGAGCTTCTTCGAGCTTGTGGTCATGAGCAGCCAACTTGCGGCCACTTGTTTCAAGGACCTCGCCCCATTCTTTAAGTCTATTTATAGCATTTGTTGCATCGAGACCCAACAAATAATCGTGACCGCCGCTACTATTTGTGACCTTGTGAAGTCGGCCATTATCCTTGGCATTTTTTAACAGCACCCTTAAGAGTTCAAATTCTGCCTTTGTTTCCAAAAACATAGCCCTACCTAGTGCTGGCGTCCAATCTATCGCCGGATCAAGAAGTTTCGTGACCATCCAACCTGAAAATCCAAATCCAACGTTTTGAATCTTATCCAATGCTTCTGCTGTGAAAACAAGCTCATAGCCGCCGCCCGGCCGAGAAACTACCGTAAAAATACCAGCTAGTGAATCGGCTCCTTTTGTGAACTTTGTCATAGCGGGACTGAGGATTGTTATCACTTCTAGTAATGCATAACTTTTTGCTTGGTTTAAGAAATCAACAGATTCTCGTAATTGCGAAGCCTTGGACATATATGTTCTAGCCGCAATATAGCCACCATATAATACATCTTTAAGCACAAATTTGCCGCCTTGATAGGCCATGCGTGCTGCCAAAGGGAAGCCGCGAGTATATAATTTTGGACTAAGAAGTACGGCACCAAGTGTAAAAAACATCCAAAAGCACCGATCATTGGCCTGCGCCTTAAGACCGGTCGCGACCATGTTCAATGCCCCCGTCACGATTCCTGTATCGATAGCTTCAGAGGGTTTTCCCGTTGCACCCGATTTAAGCAGCGTGTCTTTTGCGGTATACTCTGCATAATCTTTTGCGGTTTCATATAAAAAATATACTGCAGCACCAAGGCCGATAACTTTAGCTCCAGTCTTTAAATAACCGGTTTTGGTTATACTACTTTTTCTCGCGGCCGCCAGGCGCGCCTGTCTGAGAGCACCCTGACCCAGATCCAGAACCGTCTTTCCTGCGACTCCAGAAAGCAGGCCAAAACGAGCTGTCATTAGCGCCTGCAGCATAGTTGGTAAGTTTTCATATCCTTTAATTTTACTCCAATATTCATCCACACACCCATCTTTACTTTCTTTAGAATAGTCCGTACCGTTCAAACCATCTAGAAACATGCCCGGTATAACCATCTTGACACTATCTGGAAGATCAGTTATGAGTGATTCTACTTTTTTTGCGCGCTCTTTTTCCCATTTTTTCTCTGCAGCTGCGCGTTTTTCTGACGACGGCGCATCGGTTGCTGCTAACAGTTTTCCTATATGATAAAGAGAAATCATCGACACTGCCGCTTCCTTATTCTTTGCCCATTTGTACGCCCGGGGCCCCGTCTCTATAAACAAGGCTGGATGTGGTAAGACATATTCTTTACCTTGTAGTTTTATAAACCGACTCTGGTCCATATTTTCCCAGTTATATGGCATTTCGGGGAATTCCCCTTTGCCCTCAGAAGAATTCTTAAATTCCTCTTTGGTGTAGAACCACTCTTCAAACACGCCCTGGCCAGCACTTTGAACTAAAGAGTCAAATAAAGGCTGCAGCATCTTTGGCAACGCAAACCTTTTAATTTCCTTTTTTATCTGGGCGCGTTTGGGCCCTTTATAACTTGGATTCTGTTGCAGGTTACCGGAATATACGGGTGCACCCTTGCTTACCAAACTAATCAAGGCCGAACTCAACACCATTATATCTGATACATAAACCCAATCTTTTCCTTGCTTATTGTCGAGGCCGTCCCGCTGTAGCGCACTGAGAGGTCTATTACTTGGCATTGCGACAAGATACTGGGCACTTTTGAAAATGGCCGCAACATTCTCTGGTGCACCTATCGGGCGCAATTCGCATGCGGACGCTTCTCCCTTCATGGCTTCAAGTACAGCAAATTGTGGTTCGGACCCTATCAAAGATTTCAGCAAGCTTTTGACGCGCTTGTTTGCGACCGCGCTTGTATAAATTTCCCTTTCTCGATTAATGGGACATAATCTAGAATTCTTCTCTGTATTTTCCTTGATATTTTTCATCGTAAACTAAAATCTCCTATTTTAATTATTACTAGTACTTTTTTCATTTCTTATTCTTATTCTTAAACTTATTTTGCCCTTTGCCGAGGTGCACCTTCGTGCCTTTGCCTTTGCTATTGCCTTTGTCTGTTGGTTTCGTTGACTTCGCTGTTGGCTTCGCTGTTGGCTTCGCTGTTGGCTTCTTTTTGACTACCGCCTTTGCCGCGGCAATGACCTTCTGGATCAGATCCATCCCGGTTATATTGCTGCCAGTGGAGGCGCGCCCCCCTGTTCCTTGCGTACTGCCGCCGGCTCCGGGCCCTCCGGGTCTACCTGGGCGATAAATACCCCATTCGCGACCCATCTTCCAGCTAAAATCATGTAAATAAGATACGCTTCTAAAATTTTCCTCATTTCCCTTGTTTCTTCTCAAATAATTTAAAGCTACAATGGCATTTGCATTCAACTTAAACTGTTGATCAGACCAATTCACTGCTTCTATAATCGAGCGACTAGTCGGTGACAATGCCGATAATTTACCGATGTCATCTCTAAACTTCTTTAGCCGGCTACCGATGGCCCCTAAAATGGACCTGTTTACATGTTCAGATCTATCTAGAGTATTCTTTATTTTGTCGAAAGCCGCGTCGGGCAATTTCATGGCCGCCTCTAACATCTCTTGAGTTCGCTTAGGAATAACAACGGCGTCGCCCTCCTCACCTGCTATCATCAAAAATCTGCCGTTTTTTTCATTTAATACTAGAATATGCCATCGTTCATCGAGTAAATAATGTTGGGTGAATGACTTAGCTATAAAATCAAAATTAATAAACATGAATCTCAAATCTCCAGATTTATAGGAAGTCACCGAGCGGTCATCTGCTGACGTCAGTCTAAAAGAGTTCATTATAGTACCCCAGCGCCCGGGCTGATTAGGGTATATTTCTAGAGTGCCTTTTCCATACAAAGAGGAAATGTAATTTTCACCTGCATTAGCCAGAGTTTTACGATATTCGTGTGGGCAATGGCCAGTTTTTTTTAAATCGACTTTAATTTCCGCAGGTATGTCATCGAGATTTCCAATATATTTGGGGCAATTGCTTTCTTTCATTGGTTTTTCAAATTTACTATCATGAACGCCACCGCGGTATTTTGATTTAGGAAGCTTTAATTGATCAGCGCCCATTTTTCGTAGCTTTCTCCACAATGTTAGTGTTTCTTTCAATTTTCCTATAATTTCATCTGGGCCGCGGAGGCGTACAAGCTCATCGATTGAGTCCACACTACCCAATCCGGTCCCAGAAGGCAAAGGCTTGAAATCAATATCAGATAATTTTTCTGCTATAACAATCTCTAGCAATCTTTTTTGTGTTTGTAAAATTTTTCTATGATCAGATCTTAATAAATTTTTAAGATTTTCATCGCATTTATCTTTATTGCAACTTTGATAAAAATTTCTTGCATTTTTCTCAAAACTACGGACTAAAAATTCAAAGTTAGGAAGAACTTTATCAAAATCCGTCCAAAAACTATAAGCCGCGCCGCCGAATACAAAATCAGCTAACATAATGGCCTTCCAGCTATCATTTAATTTGATGAGTGTCGCGCGAGGGCCGAAAAGCCATGACATTGGAGACATCGCGACATCAAACCTGCTTGTTGGTTTTACAAGCATTTGAAAGCCTGGGCGCCCAGCGCCGCGGATTGCATGTCTTCCAACATGATAAGTCGCGCCGACCCTAGGACCCTGCAGCCAAACGACACTCCCAGTGAAAAGAAACACTAACATATAAAGGTTGTTGAGGATTCCAATCATATTCGATGAGGCGTCTTCCGCTATGTTGAGTGCTTTCATAATTCGAGCTTGAGCTCTTGCTAACTTCTTTATACGATCTCTTTTCGGAACCCAGCCGGCAAGAGAAGGTTTAGTTTGTAGTTTTATAAAATTCCAATAATATTCAAGCTGAAATACATCTCCCTCTTTGTTGAAACTCTGCAGTTCATATGGTTTTCCTCCGAGAGTCATTCTTTCAAAAATTCTTTGAGCGGTTATTTGCTGTTTTGACATGCCAGATGCACTAATGTGCTTGTTGGAGACCCCCCCTTCTCTTGCTCCTTGAGAAATTATTTCGTAAACCTTCTTCAAGCTATTATCAATATAGGAGTGTACTTTCCTTTCGATCGCCCACCACCTTAAAGCACCCTTTTCTTCCTTAGAGAGAATTTTATTATTGTCCCACTTAACATACATCAGTCCTTCTTTGATTTCATCTTTTTCTAAAATTCTAAGGGATTTGATTTTGTTTCCCAAAGAAAAGAAAACTTCATTTTGAATATTTTTTATTATGCGGGATTTAATATTTGATGTCACATTAGGTCCAAAAAAAATACTCTCAAGGGCCCCCATTTGATTATAATCTTTGGGTTTGTTTTTTTGAGAAGGCTGTTCGTGACAGTCTGGGCAATCCTGATCTTCAGTTTCTATCGCCGGAAGACGAAATTTATTAGACTTTCTGTCTTCTGTATTCTTTAAATTTATAGTGGGGAATCTTATTCGTACCTCTCTTGCTCTCGGCGTCTCAATTGCTTTTTTGAGCAAAAGGGCTATTTCTTTCATGATTGCTGCCTGCACTTTTGCATGCAGCGTATCCCTTATTCTCGCAATATCTTGAAATATTTCAAGTCTTGCTGAATACTGAGTTCTAAGCGGTTTTTTCATTTTGGGATCAAGGACTATAGCCCTTTTAAAATTAAAATTAACTGGACCAGTTAATTTTAAGAAAATAGATTCCGCTTTATCAAAGGCTTCAGTTGGTTTGCACACCTCCGTCTTATCATCACAATATTTATATCCACTACTGGCACCATAATTTTCTATAATATAATTATAGATTCCACTTTCATTAAACTGGCCCTTGCCCCATCTATCCTGTACCTTAGCTAAACTGCCATCAGCGCCAAATGTTTCTTTGGTGGCCATGCCAATGAACTTAAAAAACTTTTTTATATGGGCCCACGTCCGAACAGCAGCTGGCTTTATGGTCCCGGGCGCGGGCCGCTCGGCGGGCCCGATTTCTTGAAGTGTTGTTTCTTTATTTGTGGTTTCTGTTTGCAATTAAGTGACCCTATTATACAATATCATATATAAGTAGTTTTTTATCTTAAAGTAGGATCTTTTTTTGTTGCCCGCAACTTGGGTGTAAAATCTTTTCTTAGCTTCATTAAACGCTCAAACTTAACTTTTTGCCTAGCATCAGTCCAGAGAATTTGCGGCTTTTTAACTTTGCCGTCTATTAATAGGTCATCAAAATTATAAAATTTTACTTTCTTTGATATATTTGGCTGGCCGAAAGCTTGCATGGCAAAAAATATAATAATAATCACAATTGCCGCAAAACGTTGTATCACAGTCAGCCCTCCATATCACTCCTATTATGAAACTCTGAATAAACTTTAACTCTTAAAGCAACGTTTCTCAATAAAGACTGGAAAGACCATTGTTCATTTTGTACAAAATAAAGGCATTGTTTTAAATCGTCCTCTATTAAACCTCTCAGCTGATCTGGCCTTATTGTTCCACCAATGGGATCCTGAATATTTTCTGCATTTTCAAAATTTAAATTTTCTTTCATGTGTGCACAATCACTACACGGTTCACCCGGGTGTGCTTCTTCGCAGGTTTGACCAGGATGGGGCCCCTGATTTATTTTAAGATTTATTTTCATTTTCAGAATCCAAATTGTTTAAATATTCTAATAAAGATCTCTCTATCTTCTCATTTAAAGTAACTAGGTGTTCCTCATCAAATTGCTCTAACATTTCAAGTCTATTTCTTGCTGCTTCCCATGGGGTAAGTTTTTTATTATCCAGATCAATACAAATTATACACATTACGGAGGATCACTTTCGTAAGCTGGGTGTCCTGGAGGGGGAAGTTGTTTTCCGTAACTTGGGTCTTCGCTTTCGGAGGATTCCGGTGACAACTTTCTGACAGCTTCTATAACCGCTTCGAGTGCGGCCATCATATCGCCTGCAGTTAAAGCATTTTTTGCGCGCGTTACCGCATCCTCTTCTATTTCCCTTCTTTCATCAGAAATTGTTTGACCTAGCTGGCCAGGCCCTGCAGCTTGTTCGCTGAGAATTTCAGATACCTCTTGTTTTATAAGTTTCAATAAGTAATCATTTTTAATTTTCATTTTATCTCCTTTTATCCTCATAGGGTCTTACAATATTGAACTTCTTAATAATTTCAGTAGTTCTATCATTGATATCCATAACTAAATCGTTTAAATGCCACCACTGTTTGTGGATAAAATCTAGGAGGCCCCGAACATCCTTTTCAGACATCTCATCAAAATTACTATGGATCCAATTGTTAACTTCTTCTTTTAGTAAGAAATATGCTTTTCTTTTCTTTTCATTATACTTCACGGGATAATTCCCTCATCTTCCGTTTTGACATTTATAAGCAGGTACATTACTATTTCCGATGGGCCGGCCGACCTTTTAATAATTCGGTCTTTTTCATCTACCACCAATAAAGTTGGGACACCTGTTATTTTAAAAAACTTAGCTAAACCCTGAACCCATAATTCCTCTACATCTATTTGGGACACTAAGGGGGCGTGACCACTCTGTTCTAAAGCCTTGTTTAAGAATGTACAAGACTTGCACCACCGTGCACTAAAAATTATGTATTTTTTTTGAACTCTTTCTGAGATTTCTTTTAATTCATCAAAGCTTTTATATCTAGAGCCTGCCCTATGAACCTCTTTGCCTTGATATGTTACTATAAGTTCTGCGTTTCTTTTTTCAACCTGTTGAGGGCCCGAACCGCAAGCAAATATAAAAATGGCAAGAATAGAAAATATTAACTTCATATTATTAAGTAGGTGCTACTAGATTTAGAATACTCACTTAAGTAATTTTATTGCAGTTTTTTGCCGGATACGGCGGCCCGCTTTGGATGTCGATCATGAACAATGGGCGTGGGTTTTGGCTTCGGATCGCCTTCGGGGCCTTCGGGTAACACAATTGTTGCCGTCTTCCTTTTGTCGATACCAGTCATCAAAGAAGTTGCTTGCTGTCGAGCTTGTGACGGAGAATAGCCTTTTTCTCTTAGAACCATATAAAGGCATGGGAAAAGACCATCAGATTTTACCCCGACTGCACCGTGGGCAATAATTCCGATTTGGGCCCTCTTTTGACCGACTACTGCAAATTCATTACCATCTAAATTTGCAATCTTGAATTCTATTTGCCACTCTTTACACAAGTCTTTGCAAAGTTCGTATGTGGCTTCGAGTGTCCTTTCAGTTGGTACTCCATAGACATTGTACTTAGCTATGAACGGGGCGGGAATCGGCGCCTCTCCGCCTTTACCCTTGTGATAGGCGTGGTTCACTTCTATTCCAATTGAAGACTTGTTGTAGCCCGCGGCATGCTTAGTTTGGTAGTAAGAAGGAATTAATTCTTCTTTTTTGCCGCTTGTAACGGCCCAGTTTACACTATAGCCGCGGCTATTCAGCGTGGACAAAAGGCCCCCTATGCGTGGGTTACCGGATTCATGAATAACTATACACGTGATCTTTTTCTTTGGTCTCACTCTTTTGACAAAGTTTCCATGTGAAAAAAGTCCATATCTACCATATGGGTCTTTGAATCCATATGGGTCTTTGAATTTTTTCTTTTTAATTTTTGGAGTCTCTTTTATGAGTTTTCTCCAATTTTCCATTATAAGCTTCATGCTTGACATAAGGTCACTCCTTTTGCTATAAATAGAATTGAAAACACGCAATATCACACATTAGTTACTGTGTATTTTTTCTTTTACGAAATTAATTATAGTTTGCGCAATTTTAAATGACGTAGATCTCGTATAATGTAGGCCATCTTCATGATCAGCTGTTGTGTTTTCTAATTCGTCCACATAAAATACCCTCTTATTATCAGCTAAAGTTTTAAGGTAAGCATTTATTTCATTTATTGCCTCATCTATTGAATACGGCCTCTTTTTAGATCCAATACGCTTTTGGGCGCGCCTTCTGTACCAAGCTGGATTTCCATAAAATTTTGAACGATAAATATTTGGTTTTTCTACAGTTTTGAAAATGGGAACTATTACTAAAGTATTCTGACCACTAGCAATAACCTTAGAAGCAATCTCTCCCCACACTTTCTTAACTTCAGATACTTTATGATATTTGTATTTATATTCGGGGAGAGGTTTGATTTTGCCGCGGCGATCTACGTATGAGTCGATTCCACAGCCCGGAGCATTATTTATGCCACCATTGACGACCACGACCACGCCAGATCCCCCGGCGCGCCGCTTCGCTTGACTCAGAGCATTCGGAATTTGTTTTCTCGATATCATTCCCACTGTATTGCCTGGTATGGCATACCTCATAATATATGAGTTTTTAGAAGATAGGCCCAAATTCTTCAATATTTTGCGACTATTGTATGGCGGAAAGGCGTGATTCATAATACTGTCTCCACACACCATAACCTGCAGGGGGGATTCATTTTCCTTAAGAAGAAATTGTTTCCAATTTTCCATTATAAGTTTCATACTAGTAAATAGCCCTCAATAAAAGAAAAGGTGATAAAGGCCTCTTCGCAGGCCATGTTTCGGATTTATTTTAAATAAAAAATGCCCGCAATTCGCGACGAAATTTTTTTCCAAAGTCAAATCCCCGAAAAGCGGCAATTTTTGCACGAATTTTTTTACAGTACTGCTAAAATTCTTAAAATCCCATCGCGATATTAGGTCAAATCGTTATTTAACGCCACTGCATCATGCACTTCAAAGCGCTATATAACAAGAAACGACCTTTTTCGCGAAAAATAGAGTATTTTGCGGCCTTTTACCTCCTATAAGAAAATTTATTGATTAAAAATCGACTTTTATGTTCAATTTACACCAATTTACACCATCAGAACAATCACTGAGCGCCTAAAAATCAAAAATTTGAACATCAACTACAATATATGTATCAATTTCTTCTTATATTGAGTGAGTATTGTAGCTAGCTATTGAATTCATCGCCAAATTTACGCCAAAATGCACCCTAGAAGGCCTGTAATGGGGTTTTAACGGGTTTCATGGCCATGCTTAGGGGTAGAGTGAAGCCAGCAAATTAAGAACGCCCCTAGGGCTATGCAATATTGGCGTTTCTAAGGCGCCTTTCAATTGTATCTAAGCGCTGAGAGTTGAGCTCGCTTTGATTAGAGCTGTTAGCGCTACCTGAAGAGTTGCCTTTCTCCTCACCGTCGTCGCTAGCTAGCAATTTGGCGCAATCTTGCATACCATGAACCCATTGACCATGTATTTTCCATGATTTCCTGCACTGTACTTTCCGGAAAGCTTTCTTACCACCTTTGCCAATAAACTTGCCGGCGCCTGCATACTTCGAGCCCTTAACGTGCGCATCTCTAGGTGATTCATATCCACCTTTCCCGTCTTCTTCTTCAGTTTCATCTTCATCTTCATCTTCATCAGAAGATTGCTCTTCCAAAAGCACGCTTAATTCTTCAGCAATCAATGCAATTAGTTTTTTCTTGGTAATTTTCATGGCGCCTCCTTTGATTTCTTAAGATCATGATCCAACATTGTATGAATACTCATTAAAGCAGTTGTCAGATCGGTACCCCAAGTGTGATTTACGTCATCAGTCCAAGGAACCTGCTTTTGGAGGCGCCGTATACGCTTGTAAAGATCGTTAAGATCAGATTTTCTGCGACTGAGCTGTTCTTTTAACAGAACCTTCTGCACCTCTTCCTCTATTAATCCCTGCAAATATTTTTTGGTGATTTTCATGTCAATATCAATAATATATCAATAATTCTTCTTCGCGATCGGGTGAATTCCTCTTCGCCACTTAAGTTGTTCTGAAATGTTTCTTCCTTCTCTTACAGGGATTGACCGAACGCGTGCACCCATATTTTCCGTCGCTAATTCATATGCAATATAATGAAATACGTCCGCAAAGTTAGTGTGTGGACTTCCGTCCCATCCGCGCTCGGAGACCCATTGTCCGATTCGAAAAAGCGCTTTCATCGATTTCTCGTCGAGTTTCTTCACCCAACTGGCCCATGCATTATATGCCGGGTTCTTTGGCCCTCGCTCGGCCGGCGAAAGGGCCATTATCTTCTCCAAATCCCTTCTGTGAGTTTCGATGAATCCTCCTGCACCGGAGATCGCGGTGATTTGATCCACAGAAAGGTTATTATCCAAATCCTTAGCCAATGATCCATGTATTTTCGCCGTTTCTTGGGCCGCCCCGGCCTGGTCAATCATATATCCCGGCCTTCTGACGCTTGGAACCTTATTTTCATTTGTCTTTGCTCTTTTTCGTAGCTGCTTGGTTGTTTCTTCTCTTATTAACTTCTGCAAATATTTTTTGGTGATTTTCATGGTGGGTCTCCTTTTACACTTTTAATTAGTCTGATATTTCGAATCTGGTAAATTTTTCTACGCGTTGAAAGCGTGTATTAGGCCTACATTACCCTACATGTAGGTATGCGACTTACATTCCGGCACATAGGGGGGGAGGGGGCACCTCTCCCCACATACACCTACATATAATACTTTTGCTTACAATGTGTTTTCTTTTCTTACATGTACTACTGTGTATACTGTAGACCTACACGTATGGTGACGTGGGTGTACGTATGCTGTTGTACTACTGGTATGTTAATGTATTTATTTTATTACCCTCGACCACATTGTGTGGGAGTGTATGGTGATGTAGGTAAGGTAGGTAAAAGAATACCCTTGACTACAAGGTGGTTGTGTGTAGTCAAGGGTAGTCAGGTTGTCGACACTGTGCGACATGGTAGGATACTGTAAGGTCGAATGGGCGTTTATCCTACATCAGCGACCTTATCTGACATAGGGGCACAATGTAGGTGCTGGGCCTACCCTTCCTCACCTCCGAGGATTTCGGTCAGTGCCTCACGCAGGTCTTCAAGGGCTGCGGTGTCGAGGTTGATTTGCGCCGACTTGCGCGCCCCGTTCATGGTGCGGAGCTGCACACCGGCAGAAACGCCGTTGACGATGGCCTGATTGACCTGTACGCCTGCTTTGCCGTCCTCGGTTGTGACGGTAAATGCTAGGTTGATAATGTTGCTCTGTACGCGCTTGATAGCCATGTTTAGGCCCTTTCGTTTTCCCGGTGCTGTCCGGGGTTGTGTGTTTCGAGGGGTAGTGATTCCCTCATTTCGTATATATATTATCTCATAAAAAAGAGAAAAAAACAATTAAATCGTAAAAGGTCAATGATTCTAAGCACTTAGAAATTGGCCTGTTTTGCTGTCCCGTGCCCGTGAAAATCAACTGGCATATGTAGGTGTTAAACCCACATCGGCCCACAGGTAGGAGAAGGTACGTGCTCGGTGACTAGTCAAGCATGCTGAACACCTACACTTCCCTACCTGTGGGCTATCACCACACATGCACACACACATGTGTTCGTTGCCTACACCGCCATACGTTGGAACCGGTGTAGGTCTTCCACCTACCTTGCCATACATCTGCAAGGTTCCCGTGTTAATTAACTAACGCCGGATGAGGAGCGGTGATATATGCGCGCCCGTCAAAGCCTTGACGCGTTCACCGTTAACAAATGAACGTTGACAGCGTGTGTGTGGCTGTGGTATGTACTAAGTCGCGTTATAGCCGTCAGCTTCCTAACGCCCCTTTAAAGAGTCAGTGTTAAATAAATAACTCTTTTGAAGTGTTTTTGGGCTGACCGTTAATTACTTAACCTTTTCTTTTTGTTTTGGACCATGCGCGTGCAACTGATTTTCTTCTACTCATTGTAATACTCCTCGACTTCTGAGCCGACGAGTCGGATGGTGCCGGATAGGTCGTCAGTATCTACCCAACGCTGAACGCCATTTTCCCACTGTACCAGTGTCTCGCGTTCTCCTCGACGTTGCCTAATGGCTACGCCGTTCTTTTGCCTATGTACTGTGTTTACTTTAGATTGTACGAACATATTCTACTTTAGATCCTCATTTAGTCGGATTGGTCGGTTAATGGTGCCCTTGATGCGTCGTGCACGGCGGCCTGCAATGAATGAAACGTCTCGTGATCGTTGACGTGCTGGAGTCTTGAACATGATATTAGTTGTCCTCGTTAACAGCCAACACCTCAGTAACAGCCGTCAGGAGGTCCTGCAAGGCTTCGGTGTCCAGATTGATTGCAGCGGACTTCTGTGCACCGTTGATAGTGCGGAAAGTGCAACCGGCTGATGTGCCGTTAACTACGGCTTGATTGATTTCAATGCCCTGTGCTTTGGTCTTCTTTGTGCGGCCCTGTCCGTCTTTAACGTCCTGTTGAGCCTTCATGATGGTGAAACCGATGTTGACGATGTTGCTTTGTACGCGCTTCATAATGTTTGTCCTTTCAAAGACAGTGTGTGGTGATATTGGATTCGGACCTTTTCCGATTCTCAATATATATATATTATACCCTAAGTCACACCTGAAGTCAAGAACTATTTGACCTCATTTACAAATTAAATTTAGTGCCCTCGGGGATGTTTTGGTTAGTGGTTAGCGTTCTCGCGTGCCTCAAATGCACAGCCTGGCTTGGTCAATGCCTCTTGCTTGAGGTCTTCGGCCAAGTCCCTATAGCCCATGTTGAAGGCGTGTGCGGCGCGGTTCAATGCGTCATGACGGGCTGAACCCTCAACACACATATAATAACCCCCTGCAAATGGGATTGAAACGATTGGAAATTTACTATAACTATTCATAATGTCCTCGCCTAAAGAAATACTGCTCTGGGCCGGATGAAGAACTCAAACGGGCCAAAGTGTAAAATGCCATATGGTGTTGTCGTGTCTTCACTCAACACCAGATTATATCGCTTGTAACTCATGCCCCAAAACGTCGACAAGCCAAGAAACGACGTTTTGGGATAGGTCAACGCTATTTGACCTTTTGACGTGCACCAAAAGCCCATTAGGCTAGGCCGTGCTTCTTGAGCATTGCCTGAATGTCGTCCATGGACGGGCCAACGTCCTCGAACGCCTTTGGTGCGACGGCAACCGGTGTCGGCTGTGCACTTCCCGTCGTGGCCTGCCGGATCTTGGCTTCGGTCCACTTGCGCTGTGCCAACTCCCGGCAAGAGACAACGACAGTATGCGCGGGCAGACGTTTGAGCCGCTCATGCTTGGCGACCACCCGCCGCGCCTGTGCTTTGTCGATCTTCTGATTGACAGTTACGGCACCAGACCACAGGAACTCGTGTCCGTCCTGATTTCCTAAGCGATAATACCAACGTGTCGATTCGGTCATGGCAAAAAGCCCTTTCTTCATTGTGTGTATATATAATACTACCGGAAATTTAAGCTAAAGTCAAGGAAAAAGTGACCCTATTTACAAATTAATTTGACTGTCTTTATCGGTGGGTTCGCCGATGTTCAGGGTAGCAATAAACAAGGCGGTGGCAAGTGCGCCCGAAAGCAAGCTCATGATCATGATGTTGTGTCCTCATTGTCGTAGTCGGCTAATGCACATGCTCGCAACTCAGCCGTAGATTCATCGTCATACACCGCAAAGCCTCGGGCCTCTAGGTGTCTCTCTAGCTCTGCGCGGGTCATACGTCGAATAAATTCGCGTGTGACCGCAAAATAGCTACCATTGATCGTCTCTAATAGCATTTTAACCCCTTCCGGTGCCCGGCTCATGCACAGGGATGGTCAAGTCGTGAAACTCGCCTGATAGTCTTTCTGCCTTTGCCAAGCCCACGAACGGGCGCACAAGCCAGAAAACCAATTCACTCAAAGGGTGCCCAATTAGGTTGTGGACTGTCCAGTTACGATAAAGGAAACTCATTTTTTGCCCTTCTCGATTGTTGATATACTATATCTTATCACGTCTTGACCGCTAGGTCAAGGAAAAAATTGGCGCGAAACGGAAAAAAATCGCGCGATTGGCATTGACAAAATTGTCGTGGATTCCCAACTTTCCACAACTGGACATAGCCTACCCTGGGAATCACTCCCTCGCTTACGCAACCACTGGTAAGAACCATCTGGCCTATGTCCCCCACGGGTGAATCATTAAACCTAAACAATACTTGAGCTTGTGGAAGGCTTGCTGTCGTGCACAACAACTCACCACACAACCCAAGGCCGGACCCTACGACGCCTTTCTACCTAGTGCGCGTCGCGGCACGCAGTACTTTTTCCTGCGTGGACACGATTTGAACATGCCTCTTGGTATTACTGCTCTACACTGAAGAACCTTCGCGCTGATCGGACGCTAAAATCCTTCACTCAAGTATTGATTATGTTTAAAGAATCTTTCTATTTTTGGGGCCATCGCGGATTCTCGCCGCTTACCCTACACTTTCAAGCTATACGGGTCGCTAACCACAGTTACAAGGATTCCTTTATCACGGCCAATCCTCAAGGCGCATCTCGATTGTTTATATGTATATATTACCCGAATTTCTAGGATTTGTCAAGAACTATTTTAGTCTTTTTGTTCTTTTTTTCGCGGGATGAAGTGCAGGTCTGGATTGTACCTGATACTTTCAATCTCCCCGTCACACCACAAACACTTTAGCCACAATTCATGGTGATTCCCATAGCCATGCCTCTTGAATTTTTCTAAGACGATTCCGCAAAGTTGTTCACCCTGATATCTAATCAGGACCATTTCACCGATCACCGGGTGAGTTGCGACAGGACCAATACAAAGCACCCATAAAAATCAAGTCCGCCAATACATTTAGGGCAAGACTGATGGCGTTGAAACCTTCTGGATCTGTAGCTTCGATTAATGTAAACACGTCACCTCCATAGCGTCACAATTTGGCCAAATTCTCTATCAAACACCTTAATCAAGCCGTCGTAATCGCCCATCATCATTACTTTGCAGATTGCAGCAATTCGGTTTTCTGAGTATCCCAGATCCCGGCCGATGGTTCGAGCGGCAGAACACAAGGCAAAGGCGTTGCCCTCTGGCCCAGTTAAGTCAATTTCAATAATTCCCATGGGCTTCTCTTTTTTTGACCTGATCACTTCTTTGAAATCACCCTGCATTGACTTCTAATAACCCAAAAAGCGATACACTTCTCTTGATCAAAGATTTTGACCGTGCCGCCATCGGGATTATCATGCAATACTACTCCGATATTGGTTTCATACGCGCCGTTACATCGGATCAGGTCGCCAACCATCATCTAATGAGCCAGTTGGTTGGCTGCTGGATTGGTAAAAAGCTTCAAATCGTTGAGAATTTCTGTGAGAAGTTCCATTTTTTCTGTATTTTCTACGTTTTCTGCTGCTTTCATGTTTAATAGCGACACGAAGTCAGCAAATAATGCACCTTGTGCAACGCGATTTGTCATAAAATCATCAAAAATATCATCAGCGGTATCTTGATTAAACATTTTTCCCCTATTAATCAATTAAATCTCGCAGTTGGGCAACGGGCACGGGGCCGGTTTATGATGTTCCCCCTGGCACTGGCCCAACTGCGAGAAGATCACTTGAAAGTCAACTGAGAGCGGTTATCCTCGATAAAATTTTCAAGATCGCCGGTTTGAATTAGCTCGTCGTCGATGCGCTTCCACTGGTCTGCATACAAAGTGACCGGAAAGCGTCCCATGCCATAAACGCTGACAGCCCCCTTTTGCGAAACCTTCATCTTTAAGCCATTTCTCTTTTGTGCTGACTTGAGATTGGCGTTTTCCGCCTCAAGTACGTTGAGGCGGGCGAGTAATTCCTGTGCTTGTTCTGGTGACATAAATATGCCTTTCTTCATTGTGTGTATATATACATTATCAGATTTTTATGCTTATGTCAAGAAAAATCTGATGTAAAATCTTGGTATCTCATCCCTCTATAAGGTATGATATAAACATAACCACCGCGATCCAGCCGATTGTTGAAAAAATCAATCCCAGCATCAGTATTCTTCGTTGTCGTGATGACCAGGATAAAGTGGTGGGATTGGCCTCATCGGGGCCGTGTCTCTCTTTTCTAGTGGCATATCGCTGTTCAATATAGCCATTGCTTCCAGCACCTGTGCTCTGAAATCTGAATCTAGCGCATCTAATATATCTTTTCTTTTCTTCTGCTCTAAGTCAAAAAGCTGACGTGCCAGTCGTCGCGCGCTGGCATTGGTAAAATTACTCATTTCTTTCCTCATGGTTTATGTTTCTGTTAGGGCTACAAAATTAACGTCTCGCGATGAACTAGCTTTAATTGCGGCTTCGATGTTTCTGCAAGCTAAATCAAAATATTTTTGATCTTTTTCAATCCCAATAAATCTGCGACCATGGGTAACAGCAACGGTGGCTGTGGTGCCTGACCCCAAAAATGGATCAATAATTATGTCACCAGTCGATGTGGTGGGAAGAATGCAGTTCTCAACCAACTTAGCTGGGAAAGTACATACATGGCCGTCGTTGCGAGATGGCGGAATTTTCCATATATTAGTCAAACCCATTTCGTTGCTCCACTTCTTTGGCTTCCCAATCTGATATACTCTCTCCTCCTGTGTGTGATATCGCCTAGAAGGATTGCCGATTCCACATCTATCCCATATGATCTCGCACCAAATTGGAAATTTGTGTAACCAATCCATAGGATGATGTAAGTTGCTTTCCGACCTAAAAATATTCCTGTTATGCCAAGCAAATCGCACCTTGTGATTGTAAAATATACTACTATTACAAACCCTGATCAAAGAATGAATAACAGACTGCTGCCAACCTTGATATTCCCACTCGGGCATTTCATCGAAGTACCATCTATCATATTTCTCCGTCATTGACTGAGATGTTTTTGAGTTCTTGTAATTTGAATATCTCTTGCACAAATTGTAAGGAGGAGAAGTTACGCAGACCTCAGCACTGTTCTTGTCCAGACTTTGAAGTATTTCGTTGCAATCTCCCAAATAGACTGTTCCTAGTTCAAATTCTTCTTTCATTTCTTGAACACCTTCGACGTCGAATACAGATCTGTGATATATTTAGATAACATGCGGAAGGCCGTACCACGGTTACGAGGGGACGATGTCCCGCTTTCTTTCAGTCTAAATTCCACTACCAGTTTTCCTCTTGCCAACAGATCAACAAATCCACTTTTGTCAAAAGAACTAAATTCCACCAAGCTATTGGTCTCGTCGATGGAGCCGTCATGTTCACACAGCAGCAGATTTTTCAACTTGCTTTCTGCCCTCTCTAAAAGAGAGGGCAGGTTCCAATAACAAATAGCGTGACTTCCGTAGTTCAGCCACAACTGTGATCCCACCAACTTTAACTGAAGATTGAGATTGTTCCTATCGGTGGTCGAAATACACGTATTCAATCGCCCAGTGCTGTTCTTAAACAGAGCTAGAGCCGTTGCAAGGTTCGGAATTACCGAACTAGACCCCCACTTAGGCTCCATGCAAAAAAGTGTCGTTCTCGCATTTGATTTTCTTTTCTTTGTCTTTAATTCCAATTCCAGAGAGGGGCAATCAACGGAACTCTTGTTATTCTCTACAACACCGTAGGAAGATTCAAAAACTCTCCCATAGTATCCATCATCCCCATCACGAACTGGCACGTTTATTTTATTTTTCATTAAAACCATCCTTTTGTGGAGCACCCGAGACTCGAACTCGGAACCAGCGGATTAAAAGTCCGATGCGCTACCATTTGCGCCAGTGCTCCATCGACTTAGGCCCTCTCTATACGAGAAAATTTGATTTTATCACCATACTCTTTAAGAAGATCTTTTTTCTTTTTTTGGCAAATCTTCTTAATTGCGTAAATGTGTTGTTTTGGGCCCTTGTTGATCCTATATGTCAAATGATAAATCATCTTATCTTCCTTTTCCACCACTTGTTTTCCACCAATTCTAAATGTACAGGACTAACGATCCACTCGTTCCCTGTCTTCGTCTTAACTACCGCATCCATTGTATGGGCGTAGAACCCCACGATCTCACCCTCGATGTTGTTTTTGTTCGTGATCCTTACTTGATCACCCCTCTTTAAATTCACTTACTTTCTCCAAACTATGAGCAGCAACGCGGCGGCCCAATCCATACTTGGACCAAAAAACTTGGAATGCTGGGGCCCCTGGACTTTCTGCAGTGCTGCGAAGTTGCCTAACAATAATCCCGAAGCCATATATTCCCTCTAATGAGCGAGATCGCATTCTAACTAAATCACCGATTTTCACTGATAACATCCAGATTATTCTTTGATGCCAATGTTCTCTCTCCATTATCTAGGAATTTAATTTCTACATGGCGGGGACAATGCGCCAATTCATCGACGACTAACGCTTGCCGGCTGGAGTCGCGACAATGGGGGCGGAGTATCACCAGATCACCGATGTGCATATTTCAACTCCAGTCGTGAATGGGTGGGGCCTCCAAAACCATTCACTGTTCTAATCCCGTGGGTATCCGCCCACCTAACAACATAAGGATAATTATAATTCTTGTTCACTTTTATTATCAAACCCACATTGCTGCGCTCACCGCTGGCCACCAACCAAGCATTATACTGGCGCGCTTCACCATACGCTGATAATTTTACCAAATCACCGACTTTCACCTATAACCTCCAAATCTGAAGCGCAGAGTTTATAACAACTATCGCCAACAAGGACTAGGTGCTTGGCGCGTACGCCAGGATAGAACAACAGGGTCTTTACGATGATACCCGTTGGGCCGGCTCGGTTACGCTTCTGTCTTAATCTCACCAGATCACCGACTTTCACTGATCACCTCAAACTCACTTGGTCTATACCTGTAAGCAGGTCGGCCGGAACCAACATACAAAACCACAAGCCAATAGCCATAAAACGCTGGGTTAAATCCTCGATCCTCTCTCTCTTTGCCCACAACAACCCCAATAGTTCCCTGCTGGTATGGATCAATCCTGCCCATACGCTTTTGAACTAAATCGCCAATCTTCATGCACTAGCTCCAAGTCTTCTCTAGTGTATGTCTCGATTCCCACGTCATCGACGTCATACCACTCCACCTCATATAATGTGTTGGGTGCACCATTGATGATTTTTCTCACCATGCCAAGAGAATCGTACTGAGTTTTCCTCGTGTCAACGAAGTGCACCAGAACGCCGGTGGTAAAGACAGGGCCCTTCACTGGGTCCATGGACCCTGCACTACATTCCCGGATGCGAGACCTGATTGTATCATTGCTTCTCGAAGGGCTTCGAGTTCTGCGGAATACTCAGAAGTCAGTGACCACTTGATATTACCAGACTCTTCGTCAAAGACTCCCTGCACCTTTCCTTCACAAATGCACGCAAGCAGCGAGCAAAACATCGCCGATGATTTCGGATCATCGAAGATGCCTGTCTCATAAGCGTTCGCAATGTCGTGCAATACCTTCGTACCTTGACGATTTAAATTCTTTTTCGCGGATATAAACTCAGACTCATAGACACCGGACACAAAACTCTCCTTAATTTCTCAGTGTATATATAGAATATCATACTTAATGTTGTAAGTCAAGGATATTTTTCTTTTTTGTGAGACACTGATGTCTCACTCTTGTCGCCACCAGTCGATAACGATTTGCCCAACAAACAAACCACAAGCAATGGCTAAAACTGTCGCTAGAAACTCCATCATTTCCTCCTTTCTTTCCTATAGATCCTTACTACTGTCATTGCGTCAATCTTTTCTCTCTTGGGGCCAAACGCCCAAGCCGGGGAACCATTCACCCAAATAACGCTGAGTGTCCTCGGTGGAGAGTGTGGGTTGCCAGGATAAAGCATCTCCACATCCGTCACCAAAGCATGAAATCCTCCGTTAACCATGATCAGATCTCCGGGATTCACAATTTCACCAATTCACGTTTCCCATACCAGTCTCTCTCTGAGCTTGTGTGGTCTGTCCATCGGACCTTGTACGGTAACTTAGGATTTATGTCGTGGTCAGTTTCAACCACCAGCCCGATGGGTGTGCGGCCCCCACTGGGGATACAATATCGAACCAAATCACCGACTTTCACTGATTACCTCCACATAATAGGATGACCATCTCTCTTTCTCACCATTACGAGCGTTGATGACCCAAAGATCAGGATGTAAGTCCGGGCTTTGGGTCACACACGTATATTCTTGCGAATACCCAACAGCCACCACAAAGCCGTGAGTCCGAAAGCCGGTCTGCGTTCTTACCAAGTCACCGACTTTCATTGATTACCTTCAGGTCATAGTCCCACACGTTGTTTCCAATGGTGCCGTTGCACCACAGGATCTTGAAGCACTTGTTTAAGCACGATGTGCCTAGGCGCGTTCGTTCTAGTATTACACCAACCTTGTTGATACTAGAACGAGTTGGGTGATTGTCTCTCACAAAGTCACCGACTTTCATTCTTTTTTGTCCTGTGACAAACTTACTCCACTTGACTCTAAGTGGTTACCTTTTGTCTCTCCATTTAGCAAACACCGACTTTCACTTACGATCTCCATCATCCTCATTTGTATTGGCGGCTCGACGCCATACACGCAAACCCAGTCGTTCTCTTCTTCAACCCAGCGCACAATAAAGATTCTTTTACTCACCATACACTTGGCCTTCGCCTTCCAAAGATCCAGTCTATATCTTATGAGGTCACCTTGCTTCACCGACAAGCTCCAAGTCCTCTGGTTCAAAACAATCCAGGTCGCCGCTCTGAGTTAACACATCAACGAGGTAATAGTGTTCGTATGGGTAAGCTTCGCCGCCCGGTAAGCAATCTTCCGAGAGCCTAGGCTCTGACAAAACAATACCCACCTCATAGCCGTCTACAAACACTAAATCACCGACTTTCATAATGCACTAGTTCTCCCGATTCCACGGCCCCTAAAAGTTTTGTCTCACAGTCCTCTCGGATGGCCACCACTATCTTTGGGTTATCGCGCGATCTGGGACTGCGAAGCGCGTAACTCCAACGATAATTTCCCTGGTCATCCGGAAACCTCTCAATTAACACCGCAAAGGCAGAGTGTGGCTCATAATAAAGACTATCCCCTGGGTTAAGCTTCACTTATAACCTCCAAATCAGAGCTGGGCTGTGCCCGGTAATCTCCGTTCTCCCAAAATACAAAGAAATATTTTGGATTCTTGTCGAGAATCACGCCACGTTGGCGGACTTCGACAAGATCTTCAAACCCGATAGCACACGCAATATGATAAACTTGTTCAATTTCCGTCCACCTAACGAGATCGCCGACTTTCACTTACTAACTCCACAAAATTAGCACCAAACATAACATAGCTGTATTCTGGACTGGGAACGGCAACCATGATTCTGAGAGTACTCAGTTCAGGATTTAAATGATTATCCTCTAGAGCAGTTACAAGGCCCACCTTGCTGCCCCACCAATAGTGATCATCTTTTGGTAGCCTCACCAAATCACCGACTTTCACTGAGAATCCTCGCGTTTTGTTCTATTTGTCTGCCTAGTGCAATATATCTGCCGTCTGTCATAACGAGCCAGTCGTATTCATAAGAATCATCTCTTGGCAGCTTCTTGACTAAGGTGGCAACATAACTTTTCAACTCAAAGTGATTGCCAACACCGCGAGATAACCTTATCAAGTCACCGACTTTCACTGATAACCTCGAAATCCGTGTCGTAATTTAGCGGCTCATAGTCGCCATCGAGGTAAAGACACATCATGTGGCGAGGCTGGTCTTCTGACTCCTCGACAACCTTCATTACAATTCCAACCGGATGGACACCATCCAGAACTGAACTTACTTTTATTACGTCACCGACTTTCACTGATAACCCTAAACACGCTCTTTACAAACCAATCTGCTTGTGGCAACATATGGTGAAAATCAGGACTTCTACTGCTAGTAAAAAACCACACCCTATACGGATAGTTGCTCGATGGGGCATACCCTATTACAATGCCTTTGTCGCCGTCGTAATGTCTCACCAAGTCACCGACCTTCACTGATGACCTCCAGTTCATCTTCGGTTGCGTGAATAAGTTCGTCCACGAAGAAGGCAATGACTGAAAAGTGCTCTTCGCAGAACCCCGATACCAATCCTGCGCCATACGATTCTTGAAAGTCAGGGTGTTTGAATCTCACCAAGTCACCGACTTTCACTGATAACCTCGTATTCGCTCATCCACTCCCAATAAATGCTGCTCTCTGTATCAAGAATCAAAATATGCGGGACGGTATGCCGTTGATTCTTAATTTTAAGAACAATTCCTCGCCAGTCTGACCTCTTGTTCTTCACCAAGTCACCGACTTTCACTGATAACCTCCAATAGGTGTTTGTTCAATGTTTGTCTTATCTTTCCATCAAGAGAGTAGACAAGAAACGCATCACGAAGATCTCGCCTCCTTCCCACAATAATATAACATGTTCCGTATCGGGGTGTTCTAACCAAGTCACCGACTTTCATATATATATCCTTTATAGCTGGGGCGGGACTCGAACCCGCAAGGTCTAAGACCGGCAGATTTTAAGTCTGCTGTGTATACCAGTTCCAACCACCCAGCCTCATACTGTCGGGGCGGCAGGATTCGAACCTGCGACCCTCTGGTCCCAAACCAGATGCGCTACCAAGCTGCGCTACGCCCCGATATGCACCCCGGACAGGATTCGAACCTGTGACCCACGGCTTAGAAGGCCGTTGCTCTATCCAGCTGAGCTACCGGGGCTTATAATTTCTAAATAACCATCTTCTTCGTCGAGTTCTGGAGTTTCATCTGTTGTCTGCCAGTCGTCAAACCACAAGACCTTCACAATAAGTGATCTCGCGTCTTCGAAATTGGACTGGTGGTGGTGCTCTTCCAGACACAACCCAACAGCATCCTGGCACCCATCTGGGTCAGGACCATGATATTTGACGAGGTCTCCGACACTCAATTTCCTATCTGACATACGCCAAGTCTCTTCTGGTGTTGTGGCGTTCGTGTGTCCAGCGTCTAGGGGTGTTTGCCCAGTCACTCTTGACCCAGCGAACTTCATAATCGTCTGGCCAGCCGGTTCCGCCCTTGTACTTTATCAACTTAACAATGAGACCTATGTCATCTTTCTCGATCCATCCAGCCCTTTTACGCCGCTTTCCATACGCAGAAAGCTTAACCAAATCACCTATCTTCATCTTCAAATCCTAAGCAAGCATCATACACTGATACCAAAGGTTAATCATCTCGGTTGGCCAAACAGTTTGGTACCCATGATCAAGCAGCCACAAAAAATCACTCAAATCTCCACAAGATAACATCTCTTCTCCTTTTAAATAAATTTATAATACCGGTGCCACAAACAGCGACTAATTCACAATCTCTACAGAATTGCTGCCATAACTATAGAAAGAGCAGGGCCCAGCGTCATCGTAGAACACATGAACAGTTAACTTCGTTGGGTCATCTTGCCATCGGACGCTTACCACTTTGCCTGGGCGAATAACATGACACATATTCAGGTCCGGTTCTTTGTTACCATTGTTGCTATTGTAGGATAGCCAACGATCCACTTCTTGCTTCCATTGCGAAGACTTGTGCAGCACAATATCCGTAACCTTCACGATTGTACCCATGCGTGCTTTAGACTCAACGCTGCAATCCTCCTTAACCAGCTTACCCTGAGCTACCATGAGATGTTCCTCTCAACGAAGATTTCAGAGTCCCAATAGTCGCCGCGCTCTTCAACGTCGCTACTTTCTTCCCCGACGCGAACCAACCTATAGTCTTCTTCGGGGATACAATCCGATAGGAAAGTCTCAATGAAGTCTATGTCATCATAGTCCTCATACCACTTGATAGAATCCCAATATAATTTATCTTCGCAGTCCTTCTCTGGGTCCTTGTGTTGATCTCCCCATGGGTGATAAGCACGGGAAGTTTGTGCATCTTTTATTAAGGAATGAACCCCTTGTGATTCCGGGAGGTGGTCCAGTATTGTTCTAAAAAGTCTCATTGCATCATCTGTCATTCCGATGCAGACTTGAGATCTGTAGCCCATGAAAAGCCTTTCTTATTGTTATATAACTATATTACACTGTTTTGACTGGTAAGTCAAGAAAATTATTAGGTTTTTTTCTATTTAGTATTCGCCAACGTTTTGCTGGCCACCAGCGGGTGTGACCCGCATTATCAACCACAAGCACATCCTCGACGGCAGGATTGATATCAAGAACTACGCCCCAACTCATAAGCGACTCGTATTCTTCACTATTTGTGATATAACATGCGACAAGATCACCTACTTCCAAAGCCATGTAGTAATTATGACTTATTTAGCCATTTCTCCCTTGTTCCCATCAAATAGTCCATAAGCGGACATATGACACACCAATTCGCGTTCTGATTTCGGCCCATGTGGTGCTCATAGTGCCATGGTAGCCATTTTTTAAAAAATTCAACATGCTGGTGGGATTTACGATGGAGGACCAAATAAACAGAAGCATAAGCGAGGACAGTCGCTGTAAAAGCTGGAAAAAGTAAGAGTAATGGCGAGTGGAGAAGCATCGCTACTACTCCTATCTTTGTTTCGTTTTGCCAGATCTTTGTCTTGTAATCAGGATCGTGGTTTCCGTTTTTTCGTGCTATCTTGTGGTGCTTCCAGTGAAACTTAAATCGTGATTTGCCTCTCGGCTTGTGCAGCAATATGTGAACCCCCCAATCAAGGAAATTCGCATACATAAAACCCAATAATGTGGCGATTATTACCCCAAGCTGGCACCCTCATGTTTGTGAAAGGTGCGCAAGTTTTTACACACCTAAGTTAACTAGGATCAGAAACCAATAATATCAACGCAAAGCCAAAAAAAATCAAAGCGCCGAGTAACAAATCCCAATAATCCACTGCTTTAAGCAAACTTTCCATCACCCCTCTCTTGAGTTCAAGGGGCAGGCTGTCCTCGCCGCCTTGCCTTGCGCCAGTCTATGTCTAATTTTATTTTCTTTCTCTGGGCTTTCATTCGATGCCCGTAGGCACAACCAGAACGTGAACGCGGTTATAGACAATCGCGCTATATTTTAATATATTATCCAAGAACTCGTCGGATAACCGTTACTTGCGGTCATGACCATCCGACACCGGCAGCACGCTATTTTATGCTGACGGATTTAGAGCCAATATATTTCACTGGGAAACACACACCACAACAAAAATGAAACCGCCGACGCGATGGCCACGGTCGTTACAAAAATCTCTTTCTTACTCAATGGCTACAACCCTTTCTTTGGTTTCAAAATAGGGGCGCGTTGCATACTTGGGTGTGGTCATCCACATCCTCTGGCACTTACTGGGTTTGGGTTTCGGTGCTTCCAGATCTGTCAAAATAATGTGACCGTCAAACTGTCTTTGATTAACATATTCCGTTGGCGCGTCGAAATTAGTACCACCACACAGGACGCGCTCTTGCTCCTTTCGCTGACCCTTCCTCCAAATGTATACCTTCTCCTCGTCTACGTGTGTATCAAAAGGAACTACAGTGAACTCTGCAATTTCAGCTAACTTATTCAACTCTGCAAAAAACTTGCCCAACATATCGTTACTAACCGAACCGGATTGGTCAATAGAAATAGCTACCTTTGCTACTCGGTTTGCTTTCTTGCCGGGGTGAATATAGGCGTACCTTCGGTTAATTCGCTTGATGGATGATGTCCGGTTTGCTTTTTGACTTGCCTTCACAAAAAAGCGCAAGACCTTTCTCCAATCAATTTTAGATTCAAAAATCTTCATGATTTTTTGTCTCGTTGAGGCCCCGACGGATCCCCAGGAACTATTCTTGGAACATTCATCTGCAGCCTTCTTAACAATATCTTTGAGTCGTTCGCGTGCCATGTCCCTTACTTCCTGAGCGCATGCGCCCCAGCCGCTATGGTCATCAAGACTATCAGGGATCCCGTCGCCGGACCCGTCCTCCTTTGAATCACCCTCCCCCTTGCCTTCCGATTTCTCACCAGAAGATTGACCCTCTTCTGACGGCTCCTTCCCATTCGGCTGAGATTGGGGTGTATTGAAGTCAGGGAGATTAGCCAAATACCACTCAGCTGACATTCCTCTTGGTAAGTTTTCAAAAGGTGTGCCAGCTTCTCCGGGAATCAAGCCGCCCTTTGGCAAATTATGCAAATGTGAATTAATGGCTAAATCGGTCGCAATGTTCCATAGCTTTGGATTAATCCCCTCCGGCATCCTATCTGTGACGTGAAGAAAAGTTATGTGATAAAACTCATGCTTTAATACGTCCGCTCTTTCAAGATCAGTCAAGCCAGCGAAAAAATCAGGATTATACAACATCTCGAACTGTGCACTGTCGGGGTTGACGAGGACACCCGCTGTAGGTACAGCGTTGGAGGCGCGCTTATCAATTCTTCTAGAAATTGCTGCGAAGAACGGCTCGTCCATCAGTAGACGAGCCGTGTGCATGTTCAAATCAAAATTACTTTGACTCATCTGACTGGTCTCCAGCGAGAATCTTAACCAGAAACTCAGAGACAGAGTTTCCGTCTACCTCAGACTGGTGTAGTTTAATGGTATTGTTCAAGGCGCCGGTGCCCAAAACAGACCACAATTTCATAGCAACCTCTGACGGAAGCATCACAAAGTAGCGTGCCAGATTGTCAACCTGATCTTGAGGCAACTCTTTTTTAAAGGATTCAGCACCCTCGAACTTGTCTATAAGAGCAGTGTGGTCGTTAATTCCGAAGTCACCGACTTTGCTAAAGTCCCCCTTAATCAAAATATCCTCAACAGTCACCTGTCGATCATAATTGGCAACAAAATCATTAAAGGCCACCGCAGCTTCAAACCCGACAAATGCAGCAGTCAAGTTGTATAGGGTCGGACTTGATTCCTCCAACAGAGAACCCTCGGTCAAGCAGTTGTCCAAACGCTCCCATGATCGACGAGATGGGTAAACTTTGTTAGGCTCATAATCGTCTTTGTGCTCTAAGTGAACGCGGTTTTGATTAATAAAATCCCACGTAATTTCAGAAAGATTTGAATCCTTTGCCCACGATAACCAGTCTTCTACTGAAGGCTCAATATCAAACACAGTCCAACGATCCAATTCGGCTGGATCCATCTCACCTACCTGATATTGAGAGCCGTGGTCGCCGCCATTAATTGCTGCAAAAACTACCGTTTCAGGGTGAAGTTCGTGGCCGTTAAGCTTTCGGCTGTCGGTCAATTCAAAAATTCCCTGTCGGACTTCCAATGTTGCCCTGTCTACTTCGTCCAGAAACAACACAACAGGAAAGTCGCAAGCATGCTTAAACCAATCTGGTGGATTAAATTTGGTGGAATTACCTGAAATCACCGGTAGGCCAACCAAATCGCCTTCTGTCATTTGTGAAGCTCTACGTTCAACAACTGGCATTTCAATTGCTTCGGCATACTGGTAAACAACAGTAGATTTGCCGATACCATGACGGCCCCGTAGCAGTACTGGTTTTCGTACATTCGTTACGAATCCAACGATATTTGAAAAAGTCTTGAAATCAACTGCCATTGATATTTCTCCTTTATTTGAGCAGTTTTTGTTTTTCCATCTTTAATAAGTATGTCACATCTTGGGTCCAAAGTCAAGATATAATTTTAATAGTTTTAAAGAAATTTTATCAAGATAATTCGACGATTTTGTCAAATCCCATCTTCTGAACTGTATCAATGCCACACTGAGATAGTTTAATCGCCAACTCAAGATCCACATTATTGTGTTTGGCAAGCCTCTCCAACTCATAACGTGGGCTATAATAGCTGGCTGCTTTCAGATCGACGGTTCTCGGGTCGTACTTTTCATCATAAATTCGGTTCAAAAGATCTGATGGCGTTGCCGCGGAGCCGTTCTTATTCCGATACCAGTAGTGCCCAAAAAAGGCACTTGACATTCTCCAGCTAGAACGAAACCACGCAGAAGGATATTTATCGTAAAGCTCGCGATATTTCTCTGGTTCGTCTAAATATTGGCCATGAGAAATCATTAGCGTCTTGAGAGAATATCCCCTGTTACACTCATCGGACCACAGATAATCTCTCACTCTCTTGTCGAGACCATCGTTTTCTGCCAGATACCACTTGGCCCGGGCATAATGATTTTTCGCTATGGCCATCTGAACATTTGCCGGTAGCCATCGGTTCTTTGCCAGTCCAATAAGCTCGGGGTTGCTCATTCGATATACATTATCTTCTAGTTGTTGTGACATTCTTCTTCCAATTCTATCATTATATTGTTAAGCAGTGCACAGATGGAATGTCGGTCCCATCCCCATTTTGGTTCCTGCTCTGTTCCGACCTCAATTATTCTATTGCTTATAATATCACGAATTTGTTCTAAGGTCAAGATATTATTAGGTTTTTTTTGAGGTGGCGAAGACTCTGGGTGGGCCTCAAACGGGTTAATCTTCATTCTACTATTCCTTTGGCAGAAGGTCTCTGTGTTCCTCGGGCCGAACACGACTCCACTGTTCTCCGGAAAGATGCGGCCTCTTCTTATCATATTCATCGGATCGCGGGCCCGGGTCAAAATGAAACCTGCTATTTAATTCCGGTGTAAAATCGGGAGAATCTTGTGGCGGTAGTGGGACCTCTTTTACAGGCCCGACAAGCTCAGCAACAAGATCGCCGTCAACTCCAAAGTCAGATTCATTGATGGCTGGTGACAGCAACTTGTGTACATGCAGCACACTTAAATTTTTAACTTCATTAAACCGCGGCGGGCTTCGATAGTAAGACTCGTCTTCTTCTGTGTATCCGAAGGGCGACACTACGCGCGCCTGAAACAATGCTCTGTCACGCTCCCTCCAACCGCGAGTTAAATCTGTGTCCTTCAAAAGAAAATCCACATTATGCCAATGAACGCGCGTGACCATGGCGACATAACCCTTTGACCAGATGCCATCCTCATCGTTGCGACTTCCCAAGGGAACCCTGACCAGAGATCCCGGGCCTAGGCCGGCCGAAGAGGTCGCATGATAAAACTCTTTACGATATTCATCTTGCCTTTGTACAACGAGGCTCCGGTCTTCTTTGAGTAATTTGCAGCCTCTCCGATTGTGCTTGGGTTCCTTGCAGTAAGAGCACACTCGATTCTCAACTTGCCTCTTTCTTTCTTCCTGTTCTCGGTGCCATCGGCGGGATTCATAACTTTCTGGATTTTCTAGTGCAAACTTTCTTCGATCGGGACAACCAAGCCTGTTGTGACCCGAAGTGTAGCAATAACCGCAACGAACTGTTCCGCTGTAACTCATAGAAAACTCCTTTCTTTAATTGTTGTATATATATATTAACAGAATTAGTTCTGTAAGTCAATGAAATTATTCATTTATTTTTGATAGATGGGAGAGCATTTTCGCTCTCACCCACTTTGTTTCTGGTGAGTTTAAAAATTTAATTTTGCACCTGTATTCATCAGGATGCCATGTCCATGGCTCTGTATCCATTTGGACGATCGAGTTGATAAGCTTTGTTTCTAGCACTACGCCTGTTTTATCTACGGGATATTCGACCTTAACCAAATCGCCGATGTCAAACTTCTGTCTCATAATGATGTGTTGTCACAAATTCCCTCCTTTTCTAGATTTTTCGAAAGAACCTGTAGCCATTTTGCTCTGACCATCCTTTCTCCGTTTTCGAACAGAACCAAGCAACTATATTCATCGGGGTGGGATCGTTGCTTCTTCTCCTCCACATAGTGAATGCGATCCAGAACTAGGCCCACCTTTTCATATTCAGTGGTCCCCATAAAAGTACATATAACCAAATCACCGACTTCTACGGGAAGTATATTTCTACCAGTCAATTTCATCATCGGGCCAAGGAAACTCTATTTGTTCTGATTTTTTCGTGGAAAAAGAAACCCCCCTTGACCATGTACTCTTATCAAACTTTTCGATTATGCTTGCTGCATAAGTCAGCATATAACTTCCCTCTCCAGCTTGGAAGACTCTAACCTTTTCCCCATTCTCCAGAGTGATTACAGGATCTTGAGTTCTAATCTCGCTATGGCTCACTATATCTTTTACTTTGGTTTCACGATAAGATGTCTTGTGGGATCCCCTTACTTTACTATCGTAAGGCAACTCGAAGCGGCCGCGATAGTTTGGCTTCAATACAACACGCTCATTGACAAATAAAAAAGAAATAGATTTTATTTTCATTTCGTATTTCTCCTCTTCTTGAGATCTGATTCGTGAGCATAAATAGGCACACTGAAACCCGCAAGTAAAACTTGATAAATTTTAGAACCCTTTGCTGCCCTTATTATTGGGCGCGCGTTGACCTTTAAAACAAAGCCAGTCTTATCAGCAAGTGACAAAGTAGGCATACCACTGTTATAATTAGCAGTTACAACCTTATTTCGCTTGCGAATTTGTACACACTCCCCCTCGGTAAATTTTGGGTCTTCACTATATTCGGAAATAATTCTTTTTGCATACTTGTTGCCGCAAAATTTGTTCCACTCGCTTTCGGATAAAAGAAATGTCTCAGGACTATTAAGTACTTTTGAAACAGTTTTGCTAAAATACGGGGGATTAGCTTCGTAATATTTAGCTACTCGAAGAGCCACCTCTCGATGGTCAGAAGACCATCTCTGGTCCCAAAGCTTTTGGTTTTGAATACTTTCTTCTGAATATTTTTCCTCAAGAGTTGAAAGCCATGATTCCTGACCCGTGGATAGGAGCCCCTTTCTAATAAAATGTGATCGAATAGACTGTAAAAATTCTTTTTCACGATCAGAAAGGTAAAGCTGGGCGCGTAATAAAAGTAGATCAACTCTCTCTAACACTACGGATTGACCTTTCTCAGTGACGACAACATTATTCTGTCTGGCTTTGCTGCTGACGTAAACAGGACTTCACATATAAAATCTTCAGAAAAAATAGGAATCTTTTCTAGACTTATCAATATTCCGTGCTTGTCATTTCTGTCAATCACCAAATCCCCCTTCTTAAAGTTCAAAGGCGATGATGGCATCGTTAATCCACCATATCCGCATAGGGCTTCGCCATATTAACATGACAGCTTGTTGTTTGAGACGAAAAGCCCCATTTCCCCCTGGCCGTATGATCCCTCAGTACCTTTTCGCCGGTAGCGGAGGTATCTCCAATAAGCAGCCGGTATGAATAAAGTTTCACACCATCAGTCCAAAAATTACCTGTATGTGACGATGTTGCGACACCACTGGCCCAGGAGCTTGCAACCTTCTTGTTTATTACTCTCATGAGTAAATCCTTTTTTTATTTTAACCTATATATAGATTACTACATGTGGATACAAAAGTCAACTATAATTTCTCTTATTGATGTGACTTTTTTCTAATTCAGCAGAATGGTACCACCCACTCTGGTGGTTTACGAATATTATATACGCAAAATACCCCTTGATTGCTATACACTGACCATAACACTTGTGCCGCTTGGAGTATAACATCGTACTCGTCTTAAGGGCAACACCCTTCATAGGTAGGAGCCATTCTTTTTAAGCTCCTTATCTAATTTGTCACTCACAACCTGACAAAGATGTAACCTGTCCTCTTCACTATCCATACAACGAGATTCGTTTTTCAACAACTCCTCTCTTATCAAGACAAACAACTTTTCAAATGGGCTGTCAGTATCCTCTAAAGATTTTGTATTTAAATTATCCACAGTGTATCCAGATATTATACTACGAGATGTAACATCCTGCCACTTTATTCCTGGACCCAATCGATATCTATAGGGTTTCTCTTCCATTTACTCTTCTCCTGTGTGTGATTCTACGCCGTTCGCGACCATGGTTATAGCATCAACCAAATCGAATGATGCGTCCGGTGTTAAATCGTATCTTTTATCTCCTATTGTCAAAACTACACAACCGTGATGCTCCTGCACTTCAACTAAAAGCAGATCACCAGTTACAGTTTCCAGATAAAATTCCTTTTTATTCAAAAACAATTTTCTTATTTTCTTCTTGCTTGAGCGGATCCAACTTCCAGTACTTGTATTTTATTATACTGCCCTTGTTGAAGCCTGTTAGTATTTTGACGTTATAATGATCATCAGATAAGATGCCGACTATTTCGCCTGAAATTCTCATAGATCTCCCAAAAGGATAATCCTTGATATATACTATGTCCCCCTTCTTATGCAGGATTCATTCTCCCAGCAAGTGGCAATGATTTTTTTGCCATGCAAAATCAAGGGGCCGCCTGCAGTCTTGTTCGTCCAGCAGCCAACAGTAAGAATTCTCACTCCTCATATGACCGACCCAATAGCACTCCTCATTGCAGCGGGTACCGTGATATTCTGATTGTGGATTGTGGCAGACCCAAATACTTTCAGATTTGCCACAATCAGGGAGTGATGCATCGGCGTTGTCTATATTTTCATTTATAGCACAGCCTGATAGAAAGACTAGCGAAAGTAAAACAATTTTCATGTCTATTCCTTTAAATCATATGTGTTGAAAGCTGTCATATAATATTTACCCGACAGCTGTTCTAAAATTTCAGCCGCAATTTGCTTGCGGGCAGACTCAGATACTAAGTTTGTCTGTTCTTTAGCGTACTTAGCTAATACAGACTCTATGGTTTTTAAAATATTTTTCTTACTCATCTTGTTATAGACTATCAGATATTTATAAAAATGTCAAGCACTAAATGCTAAAACTTTCCCCGCAGCCGCACGTCCTTCTAGCGGTGGGGTTATTAAATTTAAAGCCGGCACCCGAAAGTGTATCCACATAATCAATTTCTGTTCCCATCAAATATAAATAACTTTTCGGATCAATAAAGAGTCTAACGCCATGAGAGGAAATCTCTCTGTCACTTTCCTTGAAGGCTTCTTCGAATTCTAGCACATACTGAAAACCCGAACATCCGCCTCCGCGGACGGCAACTCTCAAACCCAACATTTCTGATCGTTCAGATAATAATTCTAATACTTTTTTTGATGCAGCTTTGGTCAAACCTATCATTGTGAAAAACCCTTATACTAAAATTTATCAATATAATTATCTCGGGAACAAAAAAGGTGCTTCATTCTAGAAAGAATTTTTTGAGGCAACGTCAAAGATCTATACACGTCAAGACATGCTGTACTCATAAGCATATCCATTGGTGATTTTTTCCTAATTACTTTTTCGCGTGGTTCAAGATGTACTGAAACTTTTTTCATTTTATAAACTCCTAAATATCTTTTCTTTTCTTTGTTTTATTTTTCTCTTAATTTTGAGAAAAATATATTCTATCTGTATGTAAAAGCCTTCTTCGTCTCCTACGAGTTCGGCCTCTATTCTAAATGTTGGTATAACCCAAATTGTTTTTATTTCATAAAGTTCTGCTCTTACGGGGTGACATGGCCGATAGGCCACCAGCTCTTCTATCAGTGGATCTTTTGTTATATTTTGGTGCCGATAGTGACCATACTTCTCATTCAAGAAGCCTATAACCTTCTTATATCTCTTGATACAGTTAATTTCATTTAGGCCCGCGGGTCCCAATACCAGTAGCGCTGAGGAAAGTTTTCTATCAACATATTCAAGCTGAATTTCAGTTTCCAAACCCAGCAGATCTTCCTTTCCCAAATAAACAACGGTTCCCCACTGGGGATCGCCAAAGAAATATCTATAATCCTTTAGATATACCTGATCTCTGTGTTCTTCGCCCCACGGCAAAGAAAGAGGCACAGGCGGAGACAGGAGAAGCAATGTCGCTAAAAAAACTACCAAACGAAGATTTTCCTACTTCTCAACAATTATAATCTTCCCAGGATTGGTTGGATCTTCATGGCACGACCAGCCATATTCTGTCACTACCGTGCGCACGGCGTCCTTCATCTTTTTCGACTCCCCTGTAATAATATTAGTTGGTAATTCGATAAAGTTCAAATACTTTCGAATCTGATCATCAGCTTTTGCATGGCTCACTCCATGCAAATCTAGTGTTCTACCTTTTCGTTTTCGGTGGCGGTTTTTTGTTGTGCCGTTGTAATGTACCTTTCGGTGGTTTTCTCCAAAATCTATATAATTCCACAGTTTTTCATCGCTAATTCTGGCGGAATGGCCATCGAGGTAATAATACCAATATTTTTTAGTTTTCTTAGTTAGCAAGACAACGCGATTACCTTTCACTATTAGTGCGTCTCCAACCTTTAAATTTTTCTCAATCACTTTTCATCTCTTTTTGGGACCCAAGTTGCCCTCAAGTTTCCTGAGCCAATGTATTGATACATATCCCATATTATCAGCAACCCAGTATTTTTTCAAGTATTTTTTGAAGAAAAACTCATATTTTGTTCCGGGCTGCATACAAACAAGGCCGATATCTCTCGGAGTAGAAAGCCCTTGCGTTTCCTCTTTTGAGGATAGGAACACTCCCACCCAATCTCTCCCATATAATATATGATATACTAAATCACCTTTGATTAGTTCTGGTGGTCTCACCAATTTGTCTATCAATGTCTTTCTGGGCATAATGTGCTACAACTCCCAAAGTTATCAAGAGAACTATCCAACAAACTAATAACACATTTCGCATAATTAAAATAAACCCCTCTTCCAACTAACAAGCACCACCGATATTAAGAACGCGACCAGAGCAACCAGACTATTTTTCATAAGTATTCATCTCTGTTAAGCTTGATAATTTATATGAATATGCACTAACTAAATCTCCTCGGTTTCTCTCTTTGGCATCTAAAGTCAAGTCCCTAAGTAATCTAAAAGCTTTTTCACAATTTATGAAAAATTCTAATGATGCAAGAATATTCGCATAACTCGAAGATATTATAAAGTTTGACTTATTTTTAAATTCAAACTCACCTCGCGAATCGACCTTTATCTTAAGTAAGACATTTGCTTTGGATGCATGAGTTGCAACTCGAAAACTAAAAACAGGAGTTATCAATAGATCAACAAGTTCAATATTTTTCAAGCTCTCGTATTCTTCCGAATAGAAATTCACACACGTACGAAAAATACAATCTACAAACCCCTTTCCTGAAACTTCTTCAAATTCACAGGATTTTGTTATCGACCCGCAACGCTCTTCAAACCCAAACGAAGTTATAGTCTTGGGAGGGTCTGTACTCTCAAAGCAGCGTACAAACTTTGGAATTAGAAAAATCTTTTTTTCCTTCAGAACTTCATCAAACAGCTCCTGAAGATGTCTTCTTTTTATTTCTTCAGGTGTTGCGGACAATTCATTCTATCCTTTCAACGCCGGAGGAAACTTTGAAAAGATTTTTTACATTTCCCAGCCTCTTCACATCTCTAAGAATTCTAACTTTAACATCTTCTGGTGAATTAAACTGACCCGGGACGCTGGGTATAAATTTGATACTTAGGCCCGCAATGTACCTCCCCTCTCCTATCTTCTGATTGGATATTACCACTGTTACGATTGTAACATTCGGAAGTGCTCGAAGGTCTGCCAAAATATCGTCGAGGCCGCGGGCATGGTTTTCGTCACTTGTGATGCCGTATGATAGCATGCAGTAAAATTTATATATTCCCCTTTGACGGGAGCGTCCAATCTCCTCGTTTATCAACTCCGTTTTAGAGTCACCTAAAAATTTCCGCCACTTTTTGTGGGCACGTAATGACATTATTAAGCTCCAATTGGTTATATTATAATTAGTATACCACGCCAGAAAGATCTAATATCAGCAATAGAGTTGTATTAAAATTATAACGACGGCCAATGTTAAACACACTAGAGTCTTGACGGTAAACATGCTTTCCCCTAATAAATACCAAGTTAAAATAGGAAAAACAAGCATACCAGTACTGGATCCTATAAATCTAGACGACCAAACAGATCCGGTGGCATCAGAGGTATATTTCCAAGCATACCAAAAAGCAATACTAGTGGGGATCCCCATTAAAATTGCAGAAAGAAGAGGCTTGTCGCTCCACCACTTACTTATATATTGTAAATTTAATTGAAACCACCCCAGTATTTGACCCAGCAAGAAGAGCGCAATGCCCCTATACATATCAGTGCTCCAATAGGCTTATACCACTCTCGTAAGCATAATTTTTCACATTATCAATGCTTGTAACCATCGTGCTCATGAGCACAATCTCCTCTGGTTTCATTAATACTATTTTTACTTTTGCATCCTTAGCCTGTTGAGACAGTTCTTCCACAGAGCGAACAAGAACCAAACAAGATAGATGTGTTTCCAAAAAAGTTATAAGCTGGGACTCGGACAAGCTGTAGGTGGACGAATAATGATCAGCTATGACTGAAGCTATCTTGTGTTGTATCGGCGCCACACTACGGGATAAAGCTCGGAGGACTGACACATCAACCTCCATGTGATCATTGGATTCTTCAGTCATGGCATCGGGATCCCTATTTTAAGAAATCTAATAAATCAGTGTACCCGCCAATTAATTGAACGGATCCGGAAGAAAGGCTATTCTCCAGAATGACCGGCACTGTTTTAAAAGAATAAAATTCTTTTATTTCTTCTATAAATTCTTGGTCTTCTTCAAAATCTAAAAAAATAAACTCTTCTGAAGAAGCACTCAAAAAATCACACGCCATATGGCAAAAATCACAACTGCTACGACCATAAATAATATACCTTCTACCCATGTAGCACTCGACGTGCTCTTTGGCTAGATTGTATTTTTTCTGATAGTGATGTCGCGGTGCCGGAAACTATAACTTCTTCCACCTTGGGTCCATAAGAAACCCTTATTAGAGAAAACTCTTCTTTCGCATATTCAGAGGATTCTGAAATCAAAAACTCTGTTGCCCCATCATAATTCATTATGGAGACAATAGAATTTGGATTTAAAAAAATATCTTCAAAAAATATCTTCCTTTGGTATCCTTGATTATCTATCACCAACTGTTTAAATTTAACTAACATTCTTTTCCTTAAAAACTCTTAAGTACAAAAGCTGAAATGAGACCTATCATGGTTGTGAACAACGTCCAAATCATTTTGGAACTTGTTGATTTCCAGCTTTCTAATTCTCGAAGGCGTGCATAAAGACCCTGATCTGGATTGAAAATTGCTTCTTTAATCTTAACAATCGCTGAATTGGCCTCTTCCTGCTTGTCCTTCAGTGTGTCTATACTATTGCATAATTTATCTAAACTCTTTTGAATTTCTATCATTATCTGCTGATTGTTGTTGGACATATGTCACCTCCTATTTTAAGTAGGCTATCTATGCTCAAACTTCTATAATACTGTGCTTTGTCAGTAAAAGAGTACCAGCAACCGAAACTGCATTCTTTAGTGCGCATCGGGTAACTTTAACAGGATCAATAATTCCTTTCTCCACCATGTTTACCGATTTGCCCGTAGTAAAGTCAATGCCATGAAAGGATTTTTGAGTTTTGAGCTTTTCCACAACAACATCCGCAGATAAGCCAGCGTTGGTAGCCATGGTCCTGAGGGGTGCTTCAAGCGCGCTCTTGAAAATCTTAAGCGCAGGAGCGCGCTCGTCGTTTTCAAAGTCCACTGACAGCTCCTGTGAAGCTTGAAAGAGAGCGAGGCCACCGCCAGGAACCACCCCTTCTTGTTGAGCAGAGCGCACAGCTTCTAAAGCATCTTCAATTCTGTGTTTTTTTTCGATCATCTCAATCTCAGTGGAGGCACCAACTCTAATAATCGCGATACCGCTAGAAAGCCTTGTTACCCTTTCCTGTAAACGTCGAGCTTGATTTGTGTTTTCGGTTTCGCGAATCTCTTCTACTAGAGTGTCTATTCTTTCAGATATAAGAGATGCGGTGCCGCCGCCATCAACCACGACAGTGTTCCCTTTGTTGATCTCAACGGTCTTCGCGGTACCGAAATCCTTTAAAGATGCTTCCGTGATTTTATCTCCAGACTCCCGCTTGAAGTACTTTGCACCAGTGACCAAAGACAAGTCGGACATAATATTTCTGCGTTCCTCGCCATAGCGAGGTGCCTTAATTGCTGCAACTTTCATCGAGCCCCGAATTGTATTCATTATCAGAGCGGCGAGAGCTTGGCCTTCGATGTCATCCGCCACAATTACAAAAGGTCTATTCTCTCGGGCCGCGATCTCTAATGCAGGCAAAATATCTTGGACTAACTCGATTTTCGAATCCGTTATAAAAAATAGAGGGTTATCATATCTGACTGACCCCTTCCTTTCATCGGTAACAAATGCGGTGGCACAATAGCCAGAATCAAAGCGGAACCCTTCCACAAGATTGAGGCTAGTCTCCAGAGATCTGGCTTCTTCTACCGTAATTGACCCATTTTTGCCAACCTTGTCCACGGCTGTGGCTACCAGCTTTCCTATATCAGCATCATTGTTAGCAGAAATTGACGCTATGTGCTCTATATCGGACGCAGAAGAGATGGGCTTTGCCAAGGCTTGGATGACTGTTGTTGCGGCCTCCAGACACTGATCTAGGCCCCTCTTAAGCTCAATTGGTGAGGCTCCGGAGCCAATAAATTTGTGTGCCTGATTCATTATTTCTCTCGCTAACACAGTTGAAGTAGTTGTGCCGTCGCCAGCTTCTAGATTCGTTTTTGCCGATACCTGCTTTACTACTTCGGCGCCGGCATTGACGAAAGGATCTTCAAACTGGACACTCTTTGCGACGGTTACTCCGTCCTTTGTGATGAAGGGTCTTTGGCCCTTTTTGTGTACAAGAACATTTTGACCCTTAGGGCCAAGAGTTGATCCCACACAATCTGCTAAAGTATTAACCCCCTCAAGAATCTTATCTCGAAGGTGGTAACCACTATCTAAAACAACTTTCGTCATTTCAACTAACTCCTTTTAAAATGATATGATATTATTATAACGTATTTTTGAGATATGTCAAATAGTTTTTTTTATTTATTTGTTGTTCTAAGTTCTGTTGTCTTGGAAATCACTTCTGTGGACGCATTAATTGCATTTTCGGCTTTATCGTCCTCCCTCATGCCGCCGGCGACATAGGCATATGTGTTGTCCTGTATCGCCTTGACACTCAAGAAGATATCAAAAATAGCTTCATTTAATACAGACGTCATCCTGTTTAGCATATTTTGTGTATTGCGTGCACCGACCTCTATGCGGCCGAAGACCACCTCCTCTTGCCCCTCTGGAACGACTGGAGTCTTGGGATCCACCAGCCCCCTGAGGCCCTCGACTGCAGTCTGAACTAGATTAAATTGCTTCCTATTCAGATATCCAAAAGAATTTTGCAAGGCTATTTTTTGTTTCTCGGGGTCATTGACCAGTTCGTTGTATATCTCCAGTGAGCGCTCATGAGTAACTCCATCGAAGGCGCCTTCAAGCATCGAAGCGCGCTGTTTGTTTAATTCTGAGACATTATATTTACTCAAAATATCACTGTTTGCTTTTGCTATCTCGTTTGCTATCTTTTTTACGTCTTTACTGAAAGCGCTAACAGTCGATTGCGAAGCAGCTGCATCTGGCGTAAGTTTTTCTGGCATGCTGTTGGCCACCATAGCTAAAATTCCTTGGAATATTTTTTTAGAGTCCCCCTTTGATGAAGCAGAGGAGGGTATCGGCGAAACCCCTCTGGAAACCTGTGAGAAAACTAATTTTTCTCCCTGTTCGTCATATTCCACAACCTGAACAGGTAAGAAAAGACTGTCATTGTGGCCCCACTGGACAAGGTTTATGAGATTCTCTATTTCTTCTTCTTCTAGGTACCGGTAATTAGAAAGGCGCGCCTTTAAAAACTCTATATACTCAGACTCTAGCTCTTCAACCGAAGGGAGGTTTATGCCCGGTAAACTTGCCCTGTAGTCTAAATCTTGTTCCCCTGCCTCATAACGCTCAATGAAGGGTTTAGCGAGCAAAATATTATCTCTCGATCTCTTTGAGGAGATCGATAAGATATTCATTACATTCGCTAATGTAAAATCAAATCTCATAAATTTGATTGTGCCATTAATATCTAAGCCCGCTTTTTTATCATCTTCGAATTTTTTCGTACACGCAAGATAACGCATGATGGGGACATCATATTGAGGAGATACCAAATCATTTACAAGGTCCGTAAAGCTGCCACCGACATGCAGGTGCCCCTCGCCATACAATTTGAGGCTAATTGGCATATCGTGACCTTCTGATCTACTTACAAAATCAGCAATGGTACCTTTATTCGCAGGGACCTGAAAGCCGCCTGCTAAAACGGCCAGAAAAGCTTCAAAGTTAAAGCCGGCTGAAGCGGCATTAAAATTTGATATAACCTTTGTTAAAGTTTTGAAGAAGACCATGTAAGACAGCGCAACCCTTATCTGTTCCGCAGTATTTTGAGCTTCGCCGGCGGGAAACATAGAAGCCATGGCAGTGTCAGGATCCTCATAAAATTTTCCCAATGAATTGACCTTTGCCACAAAATCATTACCTTCGATATTTTCTAAAAACTGACTCAACCTTTTTCTCTCAGGTCCCTGAATCTCTGCCTCACCTTTGCCAGACACATCGGTCCAGCCAAGTTCTGAAACTGCAATCTCCGGAATTGCTTCCAGCGTCAAAACAAGTTTTCTCTCACCCTTCATAAACTCTTCTTTTAGTGAAGGCTCTCTTTGGTGTGGTGAGTTGAGGAGGGGGCGGTCCAGTTCAAGTACCTCCTCGATAATCTTATAAAGAGAATCGATCGATTCTATGCTCTCTATATTATTTCTTGTATAATATTTTAACCAATCCATGAACATAACTCCTTAGTATAATTAGATTATAATATCAGCAATACCATATTTAATTGCATCCTCGGCCGAGAGGTAAACGTCGTTCTGTGTCTTTAACATTTTTCGAATTTTTGCCTTTGTTAATTTCGTACTTTTAGACAAACACTCTATATATCTTTCCTCAATCCAGCGAATTTCTTCCAATTCGTTTTCCATGTTTAGTATTGTGCCAGAATAGCCGGCTTTTACATTATGGAGCATAACACGGCAGGAGCGACCAATCTTTCTTTTGCCTGGAGTTCCCGCGGCAAGAATCGGCACGCCCGCTGACATCACCTTGCCCACCGCAACGGTCTCAATATCGCAAGTGTTCTTCTGTATCATCCTCATAATATCCACTATTGCAAACATGTCAGTCGCGGCGCCCCCATGCGTTGAAATAATAAATTTGATATCTCTGTTGACAGCCACAATATCAGATTCAGGATCGCCAGTATCTTCTGGTATCATAATTTGAGAAGTGTTTTCCAAGTACAGCAAACCTGTCACTATGTCTGCTGACTTCTCTTCCGTTATGTCCCCATATAGACTAATTGACCTAAAGTCGCTCTGTTCGTCACGGTTGGGAATATTGTTAATAATAACAACTTGCTTTTCATCTATCTTTTCCGTCATTCGACCTCTTTTAATTGCAATAGTTCATCCAGCTTTTTATCTTTTCGGAACGTCGCCCACGTTTCTTCTGAATCGTACTCTTTAAAAAAAATATATATCTTTGATCCTACGTGGGGGTTGAAGCCCGTGCCACTTTGACTCCACGAACAAAACATTTCATGTAATTCGTCGATGTTGATGAATGTCGCGGGTACTTCGATCTGCACTGTATATCTAAAGTTGTCTTCAAAATTTTGTTTCCAATAAGATGCTTCAATGGTCATAATATTTTATTCTTTTCCATCTTGTTAATAATCTCCTTTGCCTCACTCCAATTAGTGTACAAGGAAAATTTTTTATAACTTTCGGGAAAAGAATTATATATTACTGAAGACATCATTTCCATCTCCATGGTCGATACAACTTGATAGTATTTAATGCTTGCTTCTTTTTCTGCTTCTGTTAGGGGCGTGTCGGCAAGGTGTTTTGTTCTTATTTGAGCAAAAATATCCAGACTCTTCTTGATCCTATATAGAATATTCAAGCTATATAATGAGATACGATCATAGACGTGTCGCGACTCCCTTTTCATCAAAAAATGATTTAATAGCTTGTGCAGTAAAGCACCAATAATCGTCCAGAAAAGACATACCAACATTGCGTTTTCCATGTTATTATAATACTATATTAGAAAGCCTGCGTCAATAAAAAAACCCCTCGATCGAGGGGTTTTTTAGAATCCTATTTCTTTTTTATTTATTTAGTTTTTCTCTTATGATTCTTTTGGTGACGCGACGGAGCACTTCGTTTACCAGCTTCTCTTGCAAGGGGGCTTCATCCTCTTCAGGACCTTCGGGTGCTGCCTCGTCGCCAATGGGAGCCTCTGCTGGCTCTTCTACTGGCTCTTCTACTGGCTCTTCTGCTTCGGGGTCACCTTCTCCCATAGCGGCTTCTAGGCGGCGACCAAGCTCTATGAGAACCTCGGCTTCCTCCTGCGACAGGGACATGTCGGCCTCCTCCATTGCGGGCTCGGCGGTAGCATCCATGTCAGCGTCTGCACCAATTTCTGCTTCTGCGTCCACTGCTCCCAAATCGGGGGCTCCAGCAGGCTCTTCGTCGGGTAATTCTTCCTCTAAAGCTTCAAAAAGATCTTCTAAATCCTGATCAATCTCTACCTCTTCCAAGCTGCCGTCAGCGGTGTCGGCGTCTGAAGTGAAATTTGGACCTGTCGCGGCTTCATCATCCGTATCCGTATCCACGATATCATCGCTTTCAGTAATAAACTGATCAGTTAAAGTGCCGATGGAGGCCAACTTCATGAAGCGCCTCACTGTATTCTCAGAAAGTAGCTGTTTTTTACTCATTAGTTTTCTCCTTAAAAACGAATTTGTTGCAGTACATTTATAAATAGTATTTATATTATCAAAAACACTAGATTTTTATCTTTTTAGTAAGCTTTTGAATAGCTTTCTTTTCTATCTGTGATATTCGAACCAGACTAAGGCCAATTCGTTCAGCTACTTGTTTAAGGGTCATCGAACCATTAATATAAACACTTATCAAAGAGCAATTCTGCTCTGGGCTAAAATCTATCCAGTATCTACACTCTTTGGAGTCACACTCTTTCTCGCTACTAAAGCATTCTCGTGAGCAGTTTGGCAATTTCTCTAAACTCATAGCTCCCCTATTTCTTCTTCTATCATGTCGAAAATTTTATCCTTATCTGATTTCGTGACACCTATTTTTCTCAAAAGTTCCTCAGATGCAAGGAAATCCTTGGCGGCGCTAGCAATTTTTGTCTTGCCCATGCGGTGATTTTTAATTTTATATTCCTCTATCATTTTCAACATGGGTGCCTCGTTATTTATATAGCAATCCAACAAGAAACAGAAAAACTCACCCTGCTTAATTTTGTCATACGATAGGCGTATTTTAAAATTTGCAAACTTGTTTTCATCCTCGTAAAAAACAACCTTCTTTTTTTTCATTACCTTAGCGCCATTATATGAGTGTTACTCTCTACCTGCGAAGCAGCACTCTGCGTAATAAATTTAACTTTTAACTGCAATTCTCTCAGATTTCGAGCGCCAGAATATGAAAAGCCAGATCGGACGTTTTGAATCAGATCTTGTACAATATGCGTCACTGAGCCCTTGTAGGGTATCGTAGTCGACACCCCTTCCAGTGAGGAAGCCTGCCCTCTCCAATCCTTTTGGGCCTCGCGTGAGGCCATACCTCTATAAACCTTATATTTTGACCCCTCTTGTGAGACGTGGACTAGACCGGGAGATTCCTTGGTGCCTGCCAACAAAGACCCCAACATAACTGCATCAGCTCCGAGGGCCAAACATTTAACTATATCACCAGCGGACTTGATGCCTCCATCCGCTATTAAAACAGCATCAGATGCAGGTCTACAGTCAACCACCGACTGAAGAGTTGGAACACCATGACCAGTCTGTATTCTAGTACTACAAATTGAGCCGCCGCCGATACCAACTCGAATAGCGTCTGCTCCCCAATACGCCAAATCAGAAAAACCTTCTGGGGTTGCGACGTTGCCCGCGATTATTGTTAATTCATCGCAATATTTGTCCCTAAGAGTTTTAAGGGCACGCTCCATTAAAACATGGTGACCATGTGCAACGTCTAGGCAGATAGTGTGAATTCCCGACGCATATAAAGCCGATACTCTTTCTTGATAATCACCGGATATACCCACGGCTGCGGCCGCTGGCTGAATTCCTTCAGTCATTTGTATTTGTTTGCATATTTCGTTATAGCGATGAGCTATACCCATACCACCCAGCTGGGCTATAGAGTTAAGCATGCCTCTCTCGCTCACAGTGTCCATTGGACTTGATAATATCGGTATAGATAACTTGATATGCCCAATAGATGTAGATAAATCAACTTCCTTTCTGCTTTCTATATCGCTTTTCTGTGGTACTAACAGAACATCATCAAAAGCGTATGTTTTTCTCATGAAATCTCCTCATGGCACTCAACACATATCAAGTCAATTTTTTCACTGTATCTATCCAGATGCCACTCATCTATCTTCTCCCCCGTGCGTGGTTCTCTCAGGCACTTCGTACACCGAACCATTTTTTTAAACTTTTTCATAGATTTAGAGAATTCCTTTCTAAATTGCAAGTCTTGTTTTCTTTTTATTTTTCTTGTAAACGAACTCACGAGGCGCCCGTAGAGCCAAATCCGCCGTCGCCGCGATCGGTTCTCCCACCATATACGTTATCTTCTCTTATCTCAACAACTTCCGGGATAATGATTGGCACCAAAACCGCTTGAGCGATCTTCTGGCCTGGGGTTAAATATTCTATAGAGAGGCCGATATTCTGCAAATTCACATATACCTCCCCATCATAACCACTGTCCACCACGCATGCCCCTGTAACAAGCTGCTTTTTTGACGCTATTCCTGATTTATTCATTATTTGCAGCATGTGCCCGGTCGGGACCTCAATCTTTAAGCCCGTCTCCAAAACATTGGAATCTCCCGGAAAAAATTCAACATCCCCCTTATCGCCAGAAGGGCAATAAAACAAATCCATGCCAGCATCGGTCGTATGTGCTCTTTTCGGCAGCTTTGCTGTTTCTCTGACTCTAAAAACTCTCAATCTCATTTCTACTCCTTCTTTTAAGCTAAAAGTTTAAACATTCTTCTCACGTTAAATGTTGAAAAGCCCCACTGTTGATCATATTTCAATTTAGCCATATAGGGCCGATTAATATGAACTATGTCCTTCTCTGGGTTAACTCCCCAACACCTTATCGTATTCATCTCACTATTGTCATCTATCACCTTGATAACATAAAAGTTTTTGCCATTTTTTGTCTTTTTCAGGGTACATTCTCTAGGAATAAACCACGTAACACCCAGATCAATGTCGAATTCTGAAATTGGTGGAATATATAGTTCGTCCAGCTTTTGTCTTACGGCGTCTGTGACCACTGCATTAATGGGGAAGACACCTGTCAACGATACTTGATATTCTAGTTTCTCCTCTTCTGTGAAGTCTCCCTCTGGTGCATACTTAATTATGTTTTCTTCTAAGTTCTTCACTTTTCTGGGGCGGTCGACCGCAACAGCACTCCAAAAATGCTTCATACCAGTAAATCGTTCATCCATCAAACAATTTAAAGCCCTTGCCCTAACCAACGCGTCAAGAGCCTTTTTGTTTAATTTTGAATAACTCACTTCATCATGGAAAAGAAAGTCTTCTATATTGTCGAATGGCCGATGATTAATGATCTGAGCGATAGCCGCATCGCCCAGCCCCTTTATAGAGGCAAGGGGTTGTATCAGTGTCTTTTCTTCCCCTATTTCCCATACGGCGCCAGATGTATTTACGTTAAGTGGTTCAATCTTGTACCCATAAGATTTTGCTGTAGATATGGCGCGCTCTTTTCTTTTTTCTGGCTCCTTATCCAAAAATGCTGCTAGCCATTCAGACGTGTAATAATGTAAAAGCCACGCACACTGGAAGGAGAGTATACAATACGAGACAGCGTGAGATTTATTAAACCCGTAGCCCGAAAAGTATTCAAACTTATCCCAAATCTCTTTCGCTTGCCACTTTGGAATATCCTTATCGGTGCACCCTTTTTGAAACTTTTCCCAAATTCTATCTTTCTGAATCTGCACTGAGCCTGTACCTTTCTTTGTCAATAGTTTTCTCAGCTTGTTGCCCTCATCTAGAGTTAGATCCTTACCAAACTTATGTGCAAGCATCGCTATTTGTTCTTGAAAAATCAAGAAACCATAAGTCTCTTCTGTGACTTCACGAAAAGAATCATTCATGTATTGAACATCAGCCGGATTGCTTTTCGCCGCACAATACATCTTATCTACACCAGCTGAAAGTGGGCCAGGCCTATAGATGCTGGTAATGGCAGCCAAATCCGTAATGTTATTCGGTTTTGCATTCTTGCAAAATGCTTGGGCGCCCGTTTCAGTAAATTGAAAAATACCTGCCCACTTGCCCTTGTGAAATACTTCTTTCCAAACTTTTTCATCTGACAGATTGAGCACCTCTGGGTGAAGATTATTGTCATAAAATTCTTTTATTTCCGCAAACGTTGGATTTTCCACTTTGTGGTGCCTTTTTAAAATACGAGTGATGGCACCCTCCATCATTCTTAAAGAGGCGAGCCCGAGGATATCAAACTTAATAAACCCCATGGGCTCCAAATGTCTGACATTTTGACCCTCAGACCATGGAGTTTGTCTTACACCACCGCTATTAATTATTGGCATCCAATTATCTAAGTTCTCCCCTACCACGACGCCGCCGGCGTGACGAGATGCGGAACGAACTTGGCCATAAATTGTCTCAACGTGGGTTTTTATTTTTGGATACTTTTCTAAAAAAGATTGAAGCGTCGAAGAGTATTTCATCAACTCTTCAAACGTCGGACTGTATACTCCTGCAGTGATTCCGTTGGCCTTTTTGGCTAGAGGCATAGCCTCATACACCATTTTACTGGTAACGTTGTTCACCTCCATAAACTCAACTCCATAAAATTTTGAAATGTCCTTTATGAGGGATCGCAATTGCAACGTATTCCAATTTGTTATGGGAACAACCGTAGTGTCACCCCACTCCTCAATTAGCTTCTCTTTAAGTTCCATTGGGTCTGAAACGTCATAATCTATATCTGGATATCCCGAGCCCCCTTTAGTTAGGAACCTCTCGAATTGAAGGCCGTATTTTAGTGGGTCGACCTGAGTAATACCAAGGACATACGATACCAGCGATCCCGCAGCTGAGCCGCGGCCAGGACCCACTAGTTGCGTCTCTATGGCCCTGTCGGATATTGCCTTCATCGTTAAGAAATATTTCGAAAAGCCGCGGCTCTCTATTACATCTAGCTCCTTCGTCAACCTCTCCGAGTAAGCCGGGTTGTTGGCCAATTTAAGAGAGCGAGCGCCCTCAACACACAATGCCGCCAAAGCTTGACCTGGGGTTGAACCCTCTGGGACCACAAAATCAGGGAGCCTAACAGTGTTATCTGGGATGAAATCTTCTATCCTCTTGAAAGCAATTTCGTGGGTTCTGATGATGGAGGAGAAGATTAAATCATCATCGTATTCGATGCCAGACTTATCAGAATATCTTTTGTATGACTCCCACATCTGCTCGCCGTTCTTTGGATACAATTCATACCCGACTTCATCAACAGAAACCGGCAATTCTTCCGAGAGGTATTCGGGCCGGCCGCGGCCGAGCCATCCTAGCCTCTTATAAAGTTCGCGATCTTTCCAAACTTCTGGAGAATAATAATGACTATCGGCGGTAGAGATCAAATCTACTCCGAACTCATAATGCATATCAATAATATAATTATTCAATTCATGCTGTTCTGGTATTGAGTTCCACTGCAACTCCCCGTACCACCTGTCTCCAAAGATTGACTGCATTTTTTGTGTTGTCTTTCGCATGGCCTCTTTAACCGCATCAGAACCTTCGTCGCGATTTTCCCAATAGTCTCCAGCATATACACCACCTAAGCAGGCTGAGGCGGCGATGACACCCTCGCTGTACTTCTTCAGCAATGAGTAGTCTACCCTAGGGTATCTGTAAAAGTTGTCCCCCACATATGAAGTTGATATCATTTTAAATATGTTTTGAAGGCCCTCCTGATTTTGCGCTAATAATATTAGATGCCTTCTGCGATTAAGTGTTGATTTAATTTTCTTTTTTGAGGCCTCGTTTTCGACTGTTGTGCCAGAAGAACCAACTTCGTATTCTGATTTCCTCTTGGCCTTTGATTTGACTTCCTCATAATCTTTTTTCCAATTAGTGACTGAGGGTATGAAGTAGGCCTCAACGCCAAAAATTGGCTTGAAATTCTTTCCCTCTGAGGCCATTTTTTTAGCGTGCAAAACCTGATATGCAAGGCCGTTTGCATTACCGTGGTCCGTGAGGGCCAGAGCTGACATTCCATTTTCGTATGCGAAGTCCATATGTTCTTGCGGGTACCCGAGAGCATCAAACGGGGAGCCCGCGACCGAATGGGCATGCAGCCCCACAAAGGGGATTCTATTTTCTGTTCTTTCCATTATTCTTCCAATCTTTTTTTAAATTTATGAGGACCTATAACTGCTTTGGGGGGCCTGCTGATCCTCAACGCTGACCTATAATACTGCTCCAGCCCCTCCCAACTGTCAAGGGCGTAATAGGAATCAGTTTCAATTGTGCTATCTATTGTTATTTTATCATGATTAAAAATTTTGTCAAGAGTAAAATCCTTAGAAGACCATCTTTTATGAGCTGGAAGTGCAGGAGAACCACCAGTACAGCTGCTTTTAACTTTTCGTTTATATAAAAGCCAATCTGATGGCGTGAAAGTGAATGATAAAAATTTATTATTTCTCACTGTTTCTGATCTGTGAGAAAGATAGAAGTTGTTGCGGCCGCGGATGAGTTCCCTGTTTCCCTTCAGTATTTGTGGGTCGTATATTCCCTGAGGAAAAGAGACGAAATACTTATTCGGAGAAAACCAACTACTTATGCGCGAAGAAATCTTAAAAGCCATCAGGGCCCCGTGTATCACTGACCACCCCAAGCTATCTCTCCTGTCGCGATCTTTTTGGTGCACAGGGGTGAAAAAAATTGGTATATTTTTTTTATGATCCTGCTGATTTCTTATGAAGTCCCACCGCTCAAATATCACAGGGTCCATAACATAGTCACCCACCCTGTCTTTCACCAGAGGAGCCACATCGTCATTGCAGACAATCCAAATACTGTCACACCCAGCAATAGCACATTCGTAGACGCTTCTCTCTACTGCGGTATAATTCTTGTTAATGGGCTGCAAATAATCCGGCCATGGCATGCCATATGAACTTTCTTGACCAACAAGAGGTATGATACCCGCTAGTGTCCTACCTTTGGGTGGTGGCTTCATCAATAATCTGTCCTAGATTCTTACTTAAGAACCTTATATTTTCTGAATCTCTATAAGATATATCTGGCACCTCTTGAACGATACGTCTAGTGTGGGTGAGTTCCGGTTTTAAAAACTTATTCTTTCCATTTTTAAGAACGCCAGCGATACGGCCGTTGAATCCATGTGCAATTAAAGCTTTCTGTATTTTAAATTTAACCATAGTATCCGAATAGTCGAATTCATATATCTGTTCTTTGGATAAAACTGATTCAGATACACAATCTGTGACATGCTTTGCGCCATCAATTCTGCCAGATGTATAAAAATGCACTTCTTTTACAAAATCTGTACTGAAACTAAATGATTTTATCTCACGCACATCCCTACTCATATTTCTTATCTCAAGGTCATCTATAACCCTAAATTTTGTCTCATTCATTCTATCTACCTCATTCTCAACAGATATACCAGAAGTATCAAATATGTGACAATTCTCAAATCCATAGATCTCAACAGACCCCCTCGATGCGACTCGGCATTGATTGTTGGTAACGTCTATCCTTTCCTGATGTTCGTGTGAAGCGCTCCTGCCCAATAAAGCTAAATAAAATAGCAATTTATTCCAAATCTCCCTCTTGTTTCTTGTTCCAAAAATAGAATAGTCGGACGTCTCATAAAACAGGGGCCCCATGGGTGATGAGCGCAAATGAAAATAGCCATTTATAAAAGAAAAAAATAGTGACTCAATTGAATTCCCAATTACCAGATCTTTTACAAACACATTAGGCGCCCAGAATCGTATACCCCATAAGACACCAAAGCATAACCGCCATTAAGGCGGTTATGTAAGTTAGCTCCCTGTTGTTCCTCTGGCTCTGGTTCTTCCTCTTCATCATCCGGTGGCTCACCTTGCCTGCCGTTTATACACGCTGCCTCATCAATGGCCTCCACCACTGAGTCTATAATCTGTTGCTCATTCTGGTTGCCAAACCCCTGCAGGCCGCCTGAATGGACGGCGCCGAAGTCAATAAGTGGCTGATAACTATGGGCATTTTGTGGGGTCCCTATTATAAATGCCATGGCATTAGCATGCGCCATTGCAGATGCAGCTGCATGATTATTCCATTCGGCTCCCTGTGCAGGCTCGTCTCCAATAACGATTGCTATGCGATGGGTGTATTGGCTCAAATCGATGTCCCAAGAATCCTCAATACCCTGTATTTGAGCTTGAGGGCGATTTGTGCTCCAAAGGATATTGTCATTTACTCCGTCGCGGTCCCAGTCTATTCGGTCATCAGTGAAAAAGCGCCCGAGGGCATCAAGAGTATTTTCCGTGGCTCCGCCTTGATTAACAGTTCCCGCCTGAAGGTTCAATCTTAAAGTATTGACCGCATTAAACATATCTTCTATTGGAACCTGTGGTGGGTCTTCCACGCCCGGGACGCATGTGTCGCCAGGATAAAAGAGATATGGGTCAGGCATATCATCATTTCCTACCACCGCTAGCATATAACAGACATCGACAACACCATCGTTGAACAACCTCTGCACTGAATTTCTCGTTGCATCAAAAGCAGCATTCAACTCTCCCGCATCCATTGAGCCAGAAACGTCCACAATCATCATCACAGCTACGCTTCCTTGAAGAAAATCCTCATCGGAAAGACCATCGCAGTCGTCGTCTTGATCATTGCATCTTTCCACGCCCGGTCGAATTTCCTGTTGGCACTCAAAATAATCATATTTTAATTCACCTTGAGCATCTCTCCTCTGCTCACAGAAAGCGGCCCCAAGGCGGCACTCACCAGCGACATACTGCGGGCCATCCTCGCGTCGGTCGTAAGTTATAACCTCGTTTGTAATCAGATCAGTTGAGCACAACTTAGACAGGGGACCTCCGTCGGGGCCCTCATCTATAAACCCATCACAATCTTGATCTGCGCCGTCGCAGATCTCTGGCTGAGGTACATAGTCCGGATGTTCACAAGCGCATACCTCTTCAGCAAAGTCCTCATCCACCAATCCATCGCAATCATTGTCGACAAAGTCACACAGTTCGCGGGGGAGCTCGCCGCATGCACCACATGCGTTAAGCAAGCCCTCATCGGTCTGGCCATCGCAGTCATTGTCGACAGTATCACAAACTTCGACAGGGTCGGGGCCGCAGGTACCGCAGACGTTTAAAAGATTTTCATCAATTTGGCCGTCGCAATCTTCGTCGACTTGCAAACCATCACAAATTTCAACAGGGTCGGGGCCACATTCGTTACAAACATTCAGAGTCCCCTCGTCTGTAGTTCCATCGCAGTCGTTATCGAGCGAATCACAAACTTCTTCTGATGGGAGGACCTGCTGTTCGCAAGAACCATAAGCATAGTACGATTCGACGCCGGCGTCTGAATCTCGAAACATCTCCATACAGATAGAAATTCCAGGCATACAAACGCCGTTTTTAGACGTCGCGGGTGCTCCCTCATAACAACTACGAGTTAAAATGTTATTTTGAGAATCAAGATGCGGCGGGGATTCATTTACTCTACCATCACAGTCATTGTCAACGGCATCACACACCTCTTCGCGTGGAAAGTTTACCGGAGTGCATTGTGACCAACTTGTAGTAAAGCACGTCTTCTGCCCCTGTGCACAGGGACCCAACAAACCCTCTATCGGGCACGACTCTCTAGAGCCATATCTCTCGCACACAACAGGGGGAGATGAATCCACCTGCACGTCTAAGGTTGTGGACGCGTCCCAAGCTTGAATTATGGCAATATCTGGCGTGGCGTCGGACTGGGATAAATCAGTGGCTGCAATCTGTGGGGAAAAATCACTTGTGGACGCGTCATCAGCGAATGGTACTGCCATTTGATCTTGGCAAGAAAGCACTAAAAGAAACAATAGAGGTGTTATTCTAATCTTCATTTCCAAGCCTCCTCAAAAGCCCAACCACATAGTTTTCCAAAATTAAATAATGTACCTTATTTCTCACCCTTACTTCCTCAACCATAGTGTTATCTATAACAACTCTAGTATTGGGTGCTGACCTGACACATCTAAATACAGAATTGCAATCAGATGCAACGTCCATTACGGTCGCAACAACATACCTGTCCTCTTGTGGCTTAAAATCTTCTGGCAGCAGAACTCCCGATTCAGTCTTCTTCTCTGCTCTGTGTGGTATAACTAAAAGGTGACGATTAACCGGCTTTAAGGTTTCCGGCAATATTTTAGACATTTAAAACTCCTAACTCTAACTAGATAATAACATTATATCTGATTCTTGTCCTTTAATCAAGAAAAAAATTAAACAAATTTAACTTCGCATGCTCCCCCTGCACACGCGGCTTCACCTGCAAGATCTGTATTATCCTCATCTTCACTTACCATAAAAAGGTCCACATCATTCAAAGCCGACATCATAACTTCGTATGTCTCTTTTGAACACTCCTCAAACGGTGATTGAACATAGGTTCCCCCGTCAAAAGGGAGAACTGACAAGCCGTTATAACTATTCCTATTCTCCCACATCCACTCTCCCACATCTTGCCATTCTGCATCTTTTATTGATATGGTTGCCGAAACGTTGTGTGTGTTTTGTCCCTTAGAAAAACCAGAACGGACCCAGTGCTCAGAAACATTTTTCACCCTCTTCAGAAGCTGAAGGGATGATTCCGACCTCAATATGGCACCCTCTGGAGCTCTTTGCGGCACAGATATTACAGCCGTCGTGTGTGGGGTAAAATACTCATCCTCCACAAGATCGGGATGATGCTTTGAAAGATATTCATATATCGCTTCATTCTTTCCAACTCGAAGACGGCGAATATAATACTCACTATGCCATGCATGGATCCCAGATGATGTACCTAAAACCAAGCTAGTAGTGCCAGCAGGCTTAACACAAGTGGTCCTAGCTGCGGGTCTTATTCCGATCTGGAATGCGACTCTCCTGTTTTCCTTCTTCACCTCCAAAGCAGCTGCTTGCATGTCAAGCTCTAAAACACTGCCAGAAGCAATCCCCGTCATGGACACACCAATCAGGGCATCCCTCTCTGTGGTGCGGCGCCAAACGTCACGCAAATAATGGAAATCTGTATAGCTAGCCTGCAGTGTTCCAATAAATGCGGCTGCTCGCACTCTCTCTTCCAGATCCTCCTGACTTGTAACATTCGAAACATTCACTTCTGTTAAGTTGCAAAATTGGTACGGTCGAAGACCTATCTCGCAACACGGATTAGTCCCCCAGTCCTTATCGTTGGAGAAATAAAACCCGGGCTCGCCGGCGTTGGAGGCGCGCACACGCTCCCAAAGATCCATAAAGTATTCTTTCTCTATCTTGTGGCGCAATAAGACAACAGAATTGTTTGCGCGGCCGCGCTGGGGATTAGCTTCCCACCAATTTCCCGTTTTACAAGATATCATCTCTTGATCGTCTGCCGAAAAAAGAGAGATCAGGGCGGCGCGACGGATTCCACCAGCAAGCACAGCGTCTGCAATGTGGCAAATTATATCATGAACTTCAATAGTGCTTAGTTTGTCCCCGCTATCTTTCTCCGATAGCATACCCTCGATCTTAACCAAACATTCCCTAAGCGGCTGGGGGCCTGGAGCCTTACCTCCAGACGTTATAAGGCGCGCCCCTTTGGGCCGTATATCCGAATAATCAAATCGAAGGCGTGACCCTCCATAAAAATAAGACCTCATAAGAGCCTTTACTGCATCAGCCCAACCTTCGATTGAGTCATTTACCAAAAATCGGCGGGTGCGCTTTAGATTTGGCAGCTGTATTTCTGGTAGTTCCTCTACGTGATGTTTTTGGACACTGTATCCAACACCGGTTCCGCCTAGCAGCAAGAACATAGATTCGCCAAATGAGCGCCAATCATTAATAGGCATATAGGCGCAATTAAAAATCCTGTTTGGGGCAACTTCGATTGGTTTACCCCCAAATTGCATAGATCTCATAGACGGAAGAACTTTTTTGTCATGCACAAGTTTGTACGCTTTATAAATTTCCATTTCTAAATTCGGAAACTTCTTTAAATGCATCTTCATATTTCGTGACACCAGCTCATCCCAACTTTCTCTACGATTTTCATTAGGCAAAAACCTGGCATACTTCATGTGCACTGTTATATCTGACAGAATTTTACTCGACACCTCCATCTAACTACTCCTTCTTATCTTTCTTGAAATCAGCATACTTTTGTTTTAAATTTTCAAGCCTTTCTTTCGAAGATTTGCTGATTATGTCTTCCATAGATTCGCTTGTTGGGTCCAATACCTTTATTTTAACACATCCGGTATCCATAAAGATAGGATAAATTACTCCGTCGGGTCCGTTTCTATTTTTCGCTAAAAAGATCCTACCAGTGTTGGTATTTTTATCATCTATCGTTCTCGAAACAGTAAAAATAAAATCTGCGACAAAACACTTATTAAAAGCTTCCGAAATAGATTCCATCGTTATTACTTCCGCATTCAACCCAGATCGATTTGTTTGCGAAGCAGTCCATATCGGACATTCACTCATTTGAGCCATGCCTCTCAACTCTTCATAAATAGTCTCCAACTGGTGTCTTTTCTCGTCTTTTCTCGAAAACTCTGGCTTTATTAGATCGCCATAATCCACTATAATTAAGTCCGGTACAAAGCCTCTTCTTTTCAGCTTATCAAGGTGATTTTTGATAGTTTGCACAGTGGCAGATCTAGTCGGATACTCCTTGACGAGGAGCCTTCCTGAGATGTCTTTCACTTCTTCGTACACTTTCTCTTTAAAGGTTCTCAGATTGTTTAATTCCACTCCAGTAATAGCACTATCATATCTGGCCGCTACGACTGTATCAGCCAGCTCTAAAGTATAGTGAAGAACATTTTTACCAGCCATGAGTGCACTGGCACCCAAATGCACCAGTACCATTGATTTACCTGCTCCAGTTGGAGCAATCACCACCCCAAGCTCACCTTTACCCAAGCCGCCGAGTGACGCGTCATCGATGTGCTTCCAACCAGTGGAAATTGGGTTGCGCGCCTTAAGCTGGAATCTTTCTTCGAAATCCATGATATAGTCGTAACCTAAATTGTTATCATTTCCAAGCTTTAAAGCCTCATCTATAACTTTAGACACCTCGTCATAAGAGGACCTCTCTATCAAATCTACCGAAGTGATGAGCGCCTCTTTTAGCTTCTGTCTTTTACAGAAATCTAACGCCACATCTTTTGTATACTCTGCACTATCAGGAAGACCATTTGTAGCTAATACTCTTGCATAGTAATCTCGAATTCGGATACGAATAGACTCTGAGTGTTCTCTGAGTTCTGTCCTTATAACCGAACTCATTATTTTTTGAGTCGGATGTACGCCGTATTTGCTTCTATAAGATTTTATCTTTTGTATGAACACTCTCAAATGTTTGAGTTCCAAAAAATTTAAGTCCAATACTTCAAACATTTGATCGGCAAAAGGCCGGTCAGCCAATAAAAGGTGACATAAATCTTCTTGGAACGATTTGCCGAATTTGGCAAAGTTTTCCTGATTTTTCATTATTTTTAAATACTATCACACTTTCCTCCCCTAGGAAAGGGGGAAAGTAATTTTAATTTTGTTAAAAGTTTGTTCCAAGGAATCTAGGCGGATTTCACCCACGCCATCCTTGAGCATCATAGTTAATAAGCCCGTCTTGTTATACTCTGGATTATAATTCTCTATCACCGAGTCGATGCGTTGTTTTGTTTGTATGGACATTGAGGGACTAGATAATTGCATTATCTCATAATTTCTTTTTAAGAGCAGGACCTCTTCTATAACTGTTTTATATATTTTTAATGAAGAATTTTCTAGCTGCGATTCACTGTAGTTGATTAGGGAATCTACAAAATATCCTTCAGACTCACATAAGAATGGAAATCTCTTAGCAACGGTGCTCAAACCCACTCCCCTAAGGCCATCAATGTTGTCACTAACATCACCAGCAATTGCCCGCGCCAGAGCGAAGTTATTTGGATGAATTCCATACTTTTCTACAATATTATTTTTGTTCAACACCTCTCCCTGAGTAGGTCGGTATAAAACAGTGTTGTCATCAAGTAATTGAAAAAAATCTTTATCACTTGAAACGATCACTTTTTGCCATTCCCTAAACGCGGGCAAGCTTCTGACATAGGAGATAACATCATCTGCCTCCATACCCCTTTCCATAAATTGTATTGCCGGGGTTTGATTCAAATACTCTATTGCGCGCAACTGTTGCCAGATCTTGTTTTCCTCCTGCTCCTGATCTGAAAGCATTAAATCGCCGCGGTTGAGACGCAAGGGCTTGCGACCTGCTTTGTAACCCTTGTGCTTGCTTCTACGCTTGGCGGAGCCGCCTTCGCCGTCCCAGACAACTACTAGCAGATCTGGTTTTACTTCTCTCGTCAGTTTATTTAAAATTTTCATAAACCCCTTGGTCCCCCCAATGGGAAAACCCTTTGAAGACATACTGGGATCAACAATATAAGACCTTAAAAATTGATTATGTGCATCGATGATCATTAACCGCGGTTGAGGGAGGGCTTCTTCTTGTGCTTTAGACATCTGCTTCCTCTTCATAGTAAGCAGAAGCGTTTCCGGTTCTGTCGCTAAACTTTTTTATAACATCCTCATCCATAATCTGTAGTACTCTTTTGCGAAACTTGTCGGTTTTTAGCTTTTCTACCCAATTTTTTCTCTGAAACTTCTCTTCTGTATCATCTTCGTGCACCAGCGAGAACCAAGCTCCTGATTGTTTTAACTTGTCAGAAATTTGAATTGCTTCAAACCAACTTTCCTCATCTTGAACTCCAATATTCTCAACATTTCCCCACAGAATTCTGAAAACACAATGGCGCCCTTGAGTTCCAAAGCGAGACTTCTCTAATCTCGCTTTAACTTCAGACCCTATTCTGAATCCATTTTCGTCCAACGTAAATGCTGCCTTTGCTTTCCGGCCGGTCAGCCATATTCGTAACGAATAAGCATAGTGCATAGCCTTGCCACCTGGAGTAATCCATGGAGTTACCATGGCTTCGGCGGGAAGTCTTGTGATGTTTGTCTTCAATTGGTTTAAAACCAATAAAGTTGCCTGTTTGTTGGCGATAGGTACCACTAACTTTGCCATACCTTTAGATAAAATTCTAGGCTTCATAGCCATGGATGATTGGGGGTTAAAATCCCCCTCCACATCAGATATGGAGGGGGTCAATGCTAATGAGTCCCATACAAAAAGCCACTTGTTTCCTGTGCTTAAAAGTTCCTCTATTGTTTCTAAAACAAATTCAACAGATTCAGCTTGGATATACATTAATCTCTCCAAATCGCAGCCGGCGCGATGCAGAAAGTCAGGATCGATCGCTGATTCAGAATCGAAATAAACAACATCGATTCCCTGTTTTTGAGCATTCGCAGCTACTTGTGCCGCCATGAACGACTTCCCTGTAGATTCTAGGCCGGCGATCTCTGTGATTTTACCTACCGGGATGCCTGCCAATTGCCCCTTGCAGACAATTGAATCAAGCCACCTAGACCCCGTAGGGATCCATTCCTTTACTTCTGTGGGATTTTCATCCTTTAGAGAATGCGCAACTGGGCGGCCGGCCTTTTTATTAATAATACCCCTAACAGCTTCAAGATCTAAGGCACCTTTCTTGAGTTTAGTAACTTTTGGCATGTTATCGACCCCTAGGAATTCAACAAGTCGTTGAAAGCATTTTCAATAGCTGATGTTGAATTTTCAGTGTTATCATTCGTACCAAATCTCTCCAGCCCATCTTCACCATTATCGGTAGCTAAAAACTGCTCCATAATTGAGTGCACTTCTTCGGTTGTCTTCCTCTCAAAGAGGGTATCAAAGTTCGGAATTGTATCCAAAAGTTCGGCGCACCTATCGTCACCGCCGACGGCATCATCACAAAGGGGTGTTTTGCGTGGGCGCGCGCGAATGTCAGTTCTAGGAAACGAAGCTCCTGGCGGCTTACCATACATAATCTTAAGATCATTACCGTCTTCTGCATCTGTGATATCCCCATAATCAGGATCTAACACAATCGTCAGTAATTTTTCGTATGCCATTTTCCCATAGCCCCAAATACGAACTCCTTCATTCTCTTCTCCCCTGACTAGTACTGGCGAAAAGAATCTCTGCTTTGCAAACAAGTCTTTGGCTTGTCTTTTGCTCTCTTCCGTCCCCTCATTCCAAAGTTTGTTTGCAAAATTGCAAACAGGGCAGTCATCACCGAAATTTCTTTTTGGACATAAGAATCCTGATGTCCCTACGTTATAGTGAAAATGAAATGGCTTGAAGGGGTCGCCGTCGGGTGTCGGTACGATTCTGATGTTGCTTTCGCCGTCGTCTGGGCGCCAGAACTGCTTCTTGGAAGAGTCCTTTCCGCTAAGTGCTTCCAACTTAGCTTTCATTTTATCTAAATTTAGTGCCATAATATATCTCCTTTTTTTGCATCGTGGCTAAAGCAGGTCGCCAAATGTCGCGACCAACTATGAATACTATACTAAATATTCTTCTATTTGTCAATTAAAATTTTGTGTTTTAGGTGTGTAATATTCGACGTAAACATAATCGTCTGGATATTCAGTAGGATATATCGCAAACGAAATCTTTCTGTTTTCAGTTTTCCGTGATTTTACTATATCTGTGATCTTGCGAAATAAATTCTTCTCTGTTTTCAATTTTTGCTCGTTGATACCAAAATGATACAACAACTCTACTTCCTCTTTAAGGGGAAAAAACATCTTTTCTTCGCCTGTGTCGAGATTCACAATCCCTAGTGTCCCAATGCGACACGACTCTCCAACTCTAGAAATTGTATTAGACACAGGTTGTATGCCTTTTAGTACATCGATCATATAAATGGTTGACATCATCGCAGAATCAATTTCAGAATATCTATCCATAATAGATGTCTCCCCGACCATGGTCTCAATTTCAGAAACCGAAAATAAGTGTATCTTTTCAAAAATACCAGAGCGAGCATATTCCTGCAAAATTCCCCTTACTGCGTTTTCTTGCAACAGCGCGGTGTCGCTCAATATATCACGTTCGGGCATAATATATGCAACATCTATTTTTACACCCCTATCGTAAAGCGGCTTTAAGGCTCTTAACGTAATCCCACTGGTGAAGCTTGCTCCCGAGACAAACACAGTAAGATTATTCTTTATACCTGAAAGGAATTTATCAACAGCATCAAGATTTTTCTTTTCACACTCTTCGGGATGAAGAATTTTTTCAATTTTAAAATTATATTTAGTGTTTTTCTCGTTTTGGTTGCTGATACTGTATATGCGATATTTTTTACTATACTTCTTAATGTGAGATACTGCATTTGTGGCTGCCGTACCAATGGCGAGAAAATTTCTCATATTTCCAGTGCCCTCATGGTGCCATAATTTTTACCAACACTAGCCGAAGACACAAATTGACCGAGGCGTGTATTATTGAAAGCCTTTTTTATCTCAGGTACCAAAAAATGCTCACTTTTGTCAAAATCTAACACAATAGAATCATGCATGGTGAAACTAATCTTGCTTTTTTTATCTTTCAAATAACAGTAGATTTTGTAGGCGGCCTCAACTACCAAGTCACTAGTGGTTGATTGCAACAAATAATTTAAAGCTCTCCTCTCATCCACCTCAATGCTGCGGCCGAAAGGTGTCGTAATTTTATTACCGTCCCAATATTTTTTGTAAACACCCTTATCATAGAATTTAGATAAGTCGGCATCTTGGGCAGAGGGATTATATAGCCAAGCAAAAAATTTATCTTTTGCTTCCTCTCTAGATACCCATGGTGGCATCTGAGTCATGTTCCAAGCATGCACATCCTGTTCGGGCTGAGGTGTGCCCGATAGGGATAGCAAGGTTCTCACCTCAGCAGCGTTAAAATCTAACTCTAAAAAAAGATCTGAATTCGGTTCAATAAACCTTCTTTCTTCCTTCTTTATCGTTAAAATTGGTAGACTGCCTTTTTCTGTTGAAAATCTGCCTGTCTTGGTGCCAAATATATCATATTTAATTCTTTCTGGGAGGGAATTCTGTGCATTAATTTTGCGAGAAGAAATATCAGAAGCGACTATATGTGCTTTTTTTAATATTTCCCTGTCTTCACGATAATCGACTTTTTTCAAAAGATTCCCCAACGCTTCCTCTCTAAGTGAAAAATAATTTACCAAATCAAACTCAGGCACCAACTCAAACAAGCACACTTCTTCCATATTGATTTTTGCAATCGAAGCGGCCTTAATATGAGACTGTATTTTCTTCATTGAAGAATCATATCTTTCTCTGTCACCACTATATTTACCAATGTTATGTTCTCGAAGTAAAACACAGAGGTATTCATGACTATCCGGCTTTAAATAATCAGCATGTTTCCAAACATATTTGGAATTTTTAATAATTTCTTCAAAATTATCAAAATACAGCTGGCCCGAACTGTAGAGAGCCTTGCATTTGTTTTTATAATCTACTGTTTGTAATATCATTAAAAATCGTAATAATCGCCTAGTGTGGTTTTGGTGTCGCTATCAATGTTACGAGTGTATATTTCTCTAATATATTCAGAACATATCTTTCCAATTGCATTTATCGCTGGTTTCAAATAATTTTCTGGAGTGTTGTCGCGGTGGATACCTCCCGTGCCGCGGCGGTTGTTTCTTTCCAATATTGGCATTCCATACGTGCGGTGCACCTCCAGCACCCTATATTCTTTTTCGGAAAAGTGTTCTAGTTTTCCTAACTCCATCAATCTAACCTTCAATAAGAGAGATAACCAATATTCCACATTCAATCCATCTCTGGTAAAATTGACTGCAGTTCGAATTTCGCCAATCGTTGTAGTTTCGCTTGTTGTCGGATTGTGAACTTTACTAAAGGCTATCGGGTTTTTTTCAACAAATCTATTATACACACTAAGAACCATATTTGTCAAGCTATATAAGTCGTCTTCTTGCGTTTTCTCTCTGTAAAGGTTTTCTAAAATCTCATCATAATCTTTGTTGGGTTCATAATTTTTTATATATTGCTGCATCACTGGAGATGATAAATCCGCTATCAGTCTCCAGGGCGCATTTTTATCTATCGCGAACCCAAACTTGTTGGCATTCTCCAAAAAACAAAAGAAATCTAAAGAATTTAAAATTTTACCCTTATGAAAATCGTCGTCATATTCTAATTCACTAAGCTCTACATAGAGGCCAGATACATTAACAGAGCAATGTGGTGAAAGTACAAAACCACTTCTAGTCACAGGGAAATTATACACCGTGGGTGCAGCAATCTTAAGAAATGCCTGCTCAAAATCCATATAAGATGCTGCAGGGTTCATTAAATTTAGTTCTTCAACATAAAAGTCGATTGTCGTCTCCATATATGCAGCATAACTGGAACCGAATTCCTCGTATCCTTTTATGGGTGTTACCCCACCTACAAAGGGAGGAGTATTGATGGGTGAATTTTGGATCAATTCCATATACTCCTTTCGAAAATCTATAAAAGCATCAGTTACAAAATTCGCAGCCTTGACTGAATCTGAGATTTTTTCAAAATACCTTAACGAAGAGTCATTTTCAACCGATAAAACCACTGGTTCAAAATCTTGATTTATCAACCCATAATTTGGCTTTTCATACCACAAGTCTATTGTGCTGCCTTCCGGTAAATCACTAGTTGCATTCTCTTTGTATTTTTTTCTCTGCCTATAGGCATATGCAGAACTTAAAAAATTTCTCCCCTCATAGTCAACCATCACACAACCTCTCTGTTTTTAATCCAACTTCTTCTTTATGGAAGAGCTTCTACCTTTGCGCTCAATCATATATATATCTTCTCCTCGCGCGAGTCGAATGACAAACTCCTTCTTGCTTTTGTCATTCTTCACAGAAGTCAACTCAGTGTTTTCTGGAAGGTCTTGAGACGACCTTCTGTATGAATGACTCTCCTCTCCGTGCACTATCAGGTTCCTTATCGCAAGCTTCTCCTCTTTTGATAAATTTTCATCAGAAAAGATAAACCCTAAGTCATCACCGACTGCAGTCGACCTTGCGATATCTGGACGGGGGCCCTGTGCATCTGCAGAATTTCCACTTGAAGGGTTGACTTCCGCTTTGCCTACCTTTGTGGCATCTGATACGTGGCCCTCAGTCCGCATCTCACTAAAAAGACTCAACGCATCGTCTGCCCAAGAAAGATACGATGTTTTCAAGTTTGTACTTATTTGTGTGAGATCAAAGGATGTTGATACCGACAGGACCTGGTAATACCCACCCAAACCAAGACGAGCAGCCGGAGATCTTCTGTTCCTAGGATCTCCAAAGCCCATATTGGATGTGTTGATATATATAATTGAGCCCGGGAAGAATAAATTATTACCAACCATGTCTATACTAGCGTGATAAGGCATTCTCAACTCATCATACAAACTAACAGAATTGACCATTAGGGATTCTTTCTTACCCGGTACATCGAAACGAGAAAAAGATATATTTTTAACCATACCCCTGTCTTTTGCTAAATAAAAATGATATATACCATTATCTTTGTCTTTGTTGAGGTCTCCTTTTTTTGATGCTTCTGAAGTTTTATCGATATTTGGATAGATAACTATGTAATCTGTTTCATCTTTAAGGTTCTTAGAGGGAATCCTCATCAGAAAACTAGGAAGATCTTTTATAGTGACCCTAACGTCCTTTTTCTTTATATTTCCACCAGTTAGGCTTAGCGCCTTGATGGAAGTTGAAGAATGAAGAAACTTGGCATCCTTAAAAGAGTGGCCGGCAAGAAGATTTGGAATAAGGTTGTTAACTAATCCCTTTAAAAATCTCTCCAAACTATATTTAGAGACACCAGTTTGAGTCACCTCCTCAAATACAAAACGAGACCAAAGACTTAGGGATACCGGCAGGTCTGCTAAATTTACTTTTTGAATATTTTTATTAGATATTCGCAATGGAATATCTGTCAATATTAACATGAAAGTTTCTAATTCTTTTTTCGCCGAAGTGATGTATTTTTGCATTCTAATCTTCAAAGCTTTTTCTCTCTTAGGTATCTGTTTAATTCCAGTTTCCGTATCCTTAATTTTCTTAATCAATACTTTAAAAAGCGCTTCTAGCATGTCCCCTAAGTAAAAGTAATTTATAGAGATAGATTTCATAGAGGTGTTCTTCTCGGGGCAATCGCGGGTGCCGATGCTGCCAGATGGAGCTTTACCTTTTTTCATGCGGCCGCGGCCTTGGGCTTCGGAACGTTTATCTTTCTTGTCCTTCGGGGCCTTCTTAGTCTTGTTTTCCTCGTCTATACTTTCATCTTCCCATTCCTCCTGTTGTCTTCTGAATAAGTTTAAATCTAAGTCGGAGATTTCATAATGATACACTCTTTTATCATTTTTGTTTTCCACAAGATAAGTCATTATTTTCTGAAATTGTAATAATGTTACTTGCCTTAGTGTTCTTGCTTCCGATGCAGCTTTTTTACCCTTCGGATTACCGGGGCTTGCCGCTTTTTTTTTCGCATTAATATGAGATTTAACCTTGGTGTATTCAAACAAATGCAAAGGAGACGACATGACATCGTACTTGGAATCATTCAAAAGTCCGGCGATGCGGCCGATATACGAAATATCTATGCTGGCTGTCCCATCCTGATTTACATTTATGGAATGATCCGTAAGTGTCATCCTCAGTGTTATATGTGTGTTCTCAATTGCGGCCATTTCGTCAGAGGTGAATATCTCTTTTGAAGCAGGGCCAGAATATCCCATAACAGCGACAATTTCGAAATTAGATGGTTCGTATACCTGATCGATGTCCACTGCCTTGCTCTCCCCCTCTTTTACGGAGTTGGCTGGCCGGTTTGATATAGTAAACAAGTCCGCTAAGCGGGCATGGCCAGTTGGCGGATCTTTAAATATTAAATCTAAATTTTCAACAAATATGGATAAGCTACAATTTATATTTTTGTCACTCGTAAACAGGTCACTACCAACAAAATTTACATTAAAACTTTTCACCCCTACACCGGAGGCGCCGCCGCCAAAGCCCGATAGAAGTGATTTGATGCTGCTGGATTCCGTCGAAGTTGGAAAATAAAATGGGACGTATTTTTTATTTTGAATCTTGTATAATTTAATTTGAGGAACAAGAGAACTTATCTTATAGGTTTCAAGATTTAAAAAGTTTTTATAAACGTCTATTTTCTTATTTTTAACAAGCTGAGACACCACATCAGTAGGTTCGTAGCGCCCCTTGACCACTTTTATAGGTATCTTCACACCCTCAAATTTATTTCCAATCTTTGCTTGGCCCGGATCTTGTAGAGCAGCACTCCCAAAATGATAAAATTTCTTCCACATTAAAAAGGCTTGCTCGTTATAAGAGGTTGCATGGTTATTAAACTTGCTGCTCATTAACTCTCCCTTCCAAAATAATAAAGAACCTCCTCTAGTGGCATAGGAATGTGTACTATTGTACCAGTTTTATAAAAATTGTCAATCGGTTTTTTATTAAACCACCCCAAAATCCACCAATAGCGTTGATCATCATAATATTTGTAAGATAGTTTTAACAGTGAATCGCCAGTCTTCCACATGTGATCAACAATGGTTAAGTTTCGCATTTCTTCGCTTGAAATGGTTCCAAACTTAATCTTACCATAATGACGAATGTTTTTGCGGCCGCGCGATTCTATAAATCTCTTATATAGGGGGTGGTCATTTAAGAAAATTTCTCTCGGTTCATTGCGATCCAACATAGCTTATCCTCCTGTTACCTTTCCTTCTCGGGCTGCGCGTACATCATCAATACCCACTTTAGCGTCATATTGCTCGCCGGCTGCGGTGGCGGTTCTTCCATATGGGAACCCATCAGCTAAAAAGTTGTTTTTCTCCCACCCAATGGTGTGTTCGTGTTGTGGATCAAACTTAAAACTAATATTAAAAACTTTCGGCAAAACTTCGTTCTTTTCTAAAAAAAAGCCGGCCTCTCGATTTGGGTTAAAAGTAAACCCACTAATGCACCCAAGAAGTCCCTTATCTGCGCTCGATTGAGCAAAATTGGCAATTAAATTTGCAAATTTAACCCTAAGTATTGGGGGCGCCTTCAGTGTTCTCCCCTTTTTGCCATCTTGCGAAAGGGGCTCATCATACACCGGATACAACATCTGTATTAACTTGTTGTATTTGTAGAAATTATCTTTTGCATTTTCAATATTATAAGAAACAACATCGAATGCTACGCTCAAAGTTCTCTGTGTGCCCTGATAGGGTTTAATCGGATCCATGCGGCCATAAACCTGCTCAGAGCCCCACGAGACCGAAAACTGATCTGAAAATTCTGTCAAAAATGCTGGAAATTCAACATAGATTCCAGAAGCGACATGAACTATTTGTATATTCATGTTACTTCCCTTAGAAATATCGGCAAAGTTTACAAATGTCATCTATTCTCCTCCGTATTTTAGATTGTACAACATCATGTCGTTTGCGACTTCGCTTTCAAGGCGAGATCTAGCATTTTGACACAGACCAATTTGACTTCGGCGGGCGCCAAACCGTGAAGTTTTTGTATTACTTGGTCAGCAAAGGCATTTGCAGCAACTGTTGCTGCCTGGATGTCCGCAGCTCTTTGGCCTTGGGCTATGGTGCTGCCGAAGCCTTTACTCAAATGGGCGCCGCTGGCGCCGATTTTGGCTTTCCTGAATCTTTCCTTCTCGGCCTTTTCGTATTCTATCGCCTCATTTGATCTTGTTTTTGGGTCGTCCTTTGGTGCTTTAATGCCGCGGCTTCGGAAAAATTTGTTAACTTTATCGAAGTTCACTACCTGGTCGGGATCGGGCTTGTTGTGTTGCAAGAAGTCCCAAATTACAAACATTGAGCCGGCTTCGCCGAAGAGGCCTCGTGATCGCTGCATGACATAATTAAGTGCCTGTTTTTGTTGGGGGCTGGATTTATTCAGCCAGTCGTTGAGCTTCTGAGTCAGGGCGCCCTCGTTGAGGGGGCTCTTGTTCTTCAGCATTTTTCTTATTCTTTCTTGTATATTTCGTGC